AGATCCTATCTGCTTCAAACGAGGATATCATTCCCAAGAAGCGGGGGCCTGTAAAACGCCCTAAGAAGATGAGTGTGTAAACTAAATAATATATGTAAGAAACTTTGTTTCGGACCAGTCACCTGATGGAACCGGAAAGAAGCGTTTGCCTCCTAGGCGAATAGGTCTATCTTGAAAGATACTCTCATCATGAAAATACGCATATGCGTCGTATTCTATATTTTTTAAATGTATTTTGATAATTTTGCGAGAGTATGTGTCGCTATGGAGAATAAATACATCTAAAAATGCCAAAGTATTCATATCAATCTCATAAAGTTCACCAGTTATAAAACTTTTTGGATACGCACTTTCTATTTCATCAGTTGTGATATAAACATTTTTAGCCATTTTAATACCTACCATTGTATATTGTTCGGCCGTTTTTCCAACTCCAAGATACTTTGACCCAGTGAGATATAAATTTTCTTTATTTCCAAATCGTAAATTATCATAGATGAAAATATGAATTACCATTATCCTTTAGACCCATGCGGATTTTAAATAAGCGTTAGGCAAAATTCACCTTTGGTAAAATACTGCCTGATATTGGATTTATCAATCCGCATGGGTCGGCGACACCGCTCATTTATAATGCGCGTTGGTCTAAAATAATATTTATATTATTTTAAATATAAATATATAAGATTATCATACTAATTTTACATAAACTTTCTAAATGGTAGACTCTTTGATCCAGCAGAAGACATAGACATAGGTTGAGGAAGAGGAATAGGTAGTGCACTAATATCTTTCAAGTAGTATTGATACATACCGACTTCACTCATAATGCGTGGCACACACCAGTTAATAACTAATTTATTAAGTTCAGCTATTTGCCCGGGTATATCATATTCCAAGTTTTTAGCGTATTGTAAATACAGACTTCTCATTACAATCTGAAGTTCATCGGCACTTTGCTCATCAATGACCCATTGTTTATCTCCACTACGATCATAAACTTCCTTACGAATAGCATTTTGGATTATCTTTGTATTTTCCGGGCTAAAGAACGCACGACTAAGAGTTGTCTCCATCCAATTTCCACGCATGAGATCTTGACCAGGATTTTGGTCTACGGCAGTGCGATATCCGAATCCACCTTGTGCGGGATTTGCGAGAAATCCTCCCGCAGAGGGTCTGGCGTCTAGATTTACTCGGCCATTAAAACCTGCGACAAAGTTTGTAGTAGTATATGGAAGAACAAAGGGTGGGGGCGCTTGACTTGTGGGGTCCATAGTTGCCCTATATCTCTGTTTGGTAACCTTGTTTTCTTTTTTATATTTTCTCCGACATCGCTGGTTGAGCTGAATATAATTTGTCCGTGACAAATCTTAAAATAATAACTTTTTATCGCTTAATTTTTTTTCTATGGCAAGGGTATAGAGATGACTTCCCTGCTTTCTTATACTAAGCAAATCCCCGCAAATGGTGGTTACTATGTAACCCTAACTGACATCCGTAGCCGTTTCTACTACAACAACGGCACGGAGGCGGCCCCCCAGTTATCAACTGTAAACTTCACTGCTGGCAACCAGGGTGGCGTGAGTTCCGTAATCGCTGTTGCGGGCGGTATGTTGCGCGATCATGGTGTAACTCTACTGTCCTCTGGCCGCGTGTTCCGCAAGGTTCAAGTGATGTGCTCCACCAACCAAGTGCGTGTAGGTGGCAGTGACGGTGTTGGTGGCGATGTAAATGCTAGCTACACAACACCTTCTTATGGCACGGGTTTCATTGAGCTCCCTGGCACTGGCGGTTATTCCTCCGGTTCTGGAAACTACACTCAAGTTGCTCGCCTGGGTTAAATATAATTTTTTGCAAGCAAAAAACTAAATTTAAGAGTTTTTAACTCATAAAATTATTTTGTATGCTAAGGGTATAGAGAGATGACTTCCCTGACGTCCTTCACTAAGCAAATCCCTTCCAATGGTGGCTATTACATCACCTTGGCCGATATCAGAAGCAGATTCTACTACAATGCTGGAACTGAGGCCGCCCCCACAATGTCCACCGTGATGTTCACGGATCCCGCCCAAAGCTCCATCAGCACTCTAATCGCCTCTCAAGGCGGTGTATTGCGTGACCATGGAGTGACACTACTGTCCTCTGGCCGTGTGTTCCGCAAGGTGCAAATCATGGGCCCTACCGGACAAGTCCGCACTGGTGGCACTGATGGTGTTGCGGGTGGTGTGAATGCCTCTAACACTACCCCCTCCTATGCCACAGGCTTCATTGAGCTCCCTGGCACTGGCGGCTATTCTTCCGGTTCTGGAAACTACACCCAAGTTGCTCGCTTAGGTTAAATTCATTAATTAATTTCTATTATAAAATCATTTAAAATACTTTATAGAATATTTTAAATGATTATTAAATAAGTAAATCAAAATGAAAGTATTCTATACGCAATGTTAGAGAGTGTTACCCGATGGACTTCTTTTTCATCCTGTATGTATTCATATGCATTGTAATCGGTTTAGGACTTTTTAGATTTTTAAATAATTCCGGACGAAATTGGTCTGCATTTTTAGTTCTTGTATTGTCTATCTTAATTTTTGTTTTTTACGGCATGCGCTGGTTTGAAGGAACGGAGTCCTCATTTCGTTACAGAGGTCCTTGGCCCCCTTCTATAAATATGTGCCCAGATTACTTGGTATATTTCAATAATAATGGCAAAGATAGTTGCGTTGATGTTCTTGGAGTAACAAAGATGGGTTCAACACTAAAACCCTGGACAAGAGATGATAATCCTCAGAACCCACCAGCCGATCCTGCAAAATACTTTGATGCTGTTTACAAACCTGGCATGACAGATGATCAACTCCAAATTCTATGTGACGCGGCCAAGACCGCGGGATTAACATGGGAAGGCATCACAAATGGCGATAGTTGCACATTCAGACAAGGTGGTAGTTTTGGAACTGTGTTTGGAAGTAAAACTAAAAAAGATGATGGATGTCCCAAGGCTTAAACTGTTCAAATACATCACTACATATTCCAAAAGCGTCTCTTTGAATATATAGTATATGTATATATATTTGGCTTAAACAAGAACCAGTTCAAAAGATAGATGGCTGAAGAGTCAGATTACTGTTTTCAACCTGAGGCTGAACAGGCTCTTTATGAGTGGATGTTTAATCGTAAAACACCAGCCTTTTTGCTTGTAGGTCCTCCTGGTATTGGAAAAACTACACTTGTTCACCGTATTATGAAAAAAATAGGTTATACATTGTGTGAATTCAATGCGAGCCATACAAGATCAGGTATAGCATTTCGTAAAACGATTCTCCCATTATTAAAATACGGAGGAGTGAAGGAATGGCTACGCGATGGAAATCCAAACCGCTTGGCTGTTCTTTTAGATGAAATGGACGGTCTAAGTGGTGGAGAAAAGGGCGGTCTTTCAGAATTACTAGGATTTTTACGTGAATGGAGAGAAAATGATGGCTCTCATCCTCTTATATTAATTTGTAATAATCTTCATGGAAGACCTATGGAACAAATACGTCGTATCTGCAAATCCATTATCCTAGATCCTCCTAAATCCGATGTAATTATGAATACACTTAAGAAAACATGTGAAATTCCAGAAAATGTTGCGAAATGTGGAGACTTGCGTGTAATCTTTCGTCATATTGCTGGATTTCCTTCTTTTGATCAACAAGTTCATATTGAGGACTCAAACTGTACAAGTGCCAGTTTAGAATGGGCGTGGCATTGTTTATTTGCAGATTACGATCCATATATTAACATTGCTCTTGAAAATAATGAAGCAAATTTGGCTGGCCTTGTTCTTCACGAAAATTCACCACAACGTCTGGAAGGATATGAAGATGCTCTTGAAACATATAAGCGAATATTTAATATTCTATATATCAGTGACTGGGCAGATTTTTGGGCATTCTTTTATCAGTGTTGGCAGATACTACCTTTAACGCAACAACTTAAATTAAAAGTAACAAACCAAATATTTTGGCAAAAAGATAAGTTAAATAAACCAATCCCCAATCCTGATGAGTTAGTTTTTACACGTGTTTTGAGCAGACAGTCTGCTTTATTTAATGCTTGGAGAGAAATGTGCAGAGTTCATGATCAAACCGATATTCCAATTCGTTGTGTTCCTATGGTGGCTGGTCAATTTACCGAGCAAAAAACCAAAAATCTTTCTCTAAGATGATATTTTATATATAACTTTTTATAATAACTCGGCGTTATTTTAAAAAGTTTCTTCTTATTACAATCTACTGTTTTATGCCGAAAGTGTTTCTAAATCGTGTAATAGCCTGATAACATGTAATGGGCTAGATCTTCCAAGACGATACGCTCGTCCTATTGCTTGTTTTTCCTCTTCTGGTGTCATGGCGTGTAGAAGAATAATGTGTGTGGCCCCTACTAAATTTAATCCTGCGCCCATTGTTTCAGTTGGCAAAAAGAGTGCGCGCTTCTCACCCTTTTCAAACGATTTTATAATTGAAGCCACAACATCTTTATTACCTCGCAAAGTATGATGACTAATTCCTTCAGATTCACAATCTGCCTCTAATGAATTAAAAGGATTTTCATAACGACTAAATACTAATACGCGCGCTTCTGGATTTTCCTTTAAAAATTTTATTAATTGCTTTGGCTTACTAAGTAATTTCTTTTCTTCTTTATTAATTTTCTTATCTTTTTTATCCTTTACAACTTGAATCAGCTGACGTGTTGTAATAGAAGTTCTACACATAGGGCACGTCATTACACGCGTTAATGATTGTAAAATACAAGATCCGCAAAAAATTCTATGACAGCAAGGTGTGACAACAGCAGAAATTTGTTTGGGATCATCATAACATATAGGACATTCTTCCGTAATTTCTTCTGTCATTCTTGATTCAAATGCTTTCAATTGACTTTCAACTGATTGAATTTTATTTTTGAGAGATAAAAGAGCCGCCTCTTTGGCCTGGGGAGTAGCATAATCAATACTTTCCTTAAATGCTAGAGTCTTTTTTAGTCTTGAAAGTTCCTTTTCCCTTTCTGAACGGACCGCTTCTATTAAGTTTACAGTTGTATCCGATTGAACACCCAATTCCTGTAAAGCACCTTCTACATTTCCCGCGTGAAGCATATTTTGAATTTGAGCACTTACAATACCATTTAATACGCGATGTGTGGCTGGCTGTTCACAAAGAATAGTTGTCTCAATCAATTGTGGCATTTGACGACTTTCATTTAAAAATTCCTTCGAGCAATTTAATAATACCATCGCGCGTAATGTGTGGGATGAACTATATTGATCCAGAAAGCGCCTAGACTTTGTTCGCAACCATGTTACTCTTCCAGAATAATAATTTGCGTAATATGATGATGGAGATGTAGAAATTGGCTGTACATCTGTTCCTATTTCAGATTTTAGCCACTCACCTAGAGCAGGACTATATTGATCTTTATTTGAGTTATAATGGTTTAACAACGTTGCACGCACAACGCAACCGTCCATGATAAAATTTGGCCAAGTTGCGGATATAAACCACACAAAAGGTGCATTTAGTTTTCTGGATGTGCCAGTTATATTAATTGTATCGACTTCATCAACAAATATTCTCTGCCACAAAATGTGTTTTTCTTTTTCTTTTTGTTCATTATTTACTTGATCAATCCAATATTGTAGTTCACCATAAAGTGTATTACTTACTAGAACAGCATCTGATGTTTTTAACTTTAAAATGAGATCCGTTTTTGCTTCTAAAGAACTTTCATCTATTTTTGTTAAAGGTGATATATCTTTTATATTTTTTATTAATAATACATTTAATGATGTTTGTGACTTACAATACTCTTGCCATTGTCTAAAAATATTATGGGGAACTATAATTAAAGAACTAGAAGAAGCATCTTTATATTCTTTCGTATAAACTGAAAAAAAACAAGGACGACTGTTTGGAAGTAAAACACGGCGCTTTGTGAGCAAATTGGGATTATTCTTTCTATGCGCAATATAGCTAAGAGCGACGAGACTTTTACCAGAACCCACTTCATCCCCAAGAACACCATAATTTGAATATGCTGTCATATTTCCAACTGTATACCCATCTTGACTGGCTTTTTCTCTTTCTCCCATAGCATATATAAGCGCTTTTTGATGATCGCGCAAAGGAACCTTGATTTGAGGTGGCTGTGGGGCCTTAGGATCACTACTTTTCAGTTGATTACGAAAAGCGACGTCTAGTGTTTTTAAAATACTTTCTGAAGACCATACTGGAGATGATGACGTTTCATAATAATACTGATCATTAATTTCGTCACCACTATTAGACATTCTACGTCTATCAGATATAGTTCTTAAAGTATTTTATAGTGGTGGGGGAGTAGATGAAATATTTACTACAGAATTTATATATGGACTATATTGTGGCAATAGCGGAGCTTTTTTTGGTGGTTCTGAACTTAGCATAATTCCTGGAGTATTAATTATAGTAGTCTCCTGCAAAATTTCTGTAATTTCCACTCTCGTCTCAACAGTTGGTTCTGGGAGAGGTTCTACCACGGGTTCTACAACAGATTCTACAACGGGTTCTACAACAGGTTCTGGAACAGATTCTACAACGGATTCTACCACGGGTTCTACAACGGGTTCTGGAACGGGTTCTGGAACAGATTCTACAACGGGTTCTACAGCGGGTTCTACAGCGGGTTCTACAGCGGGTTCTACAGCAGGTTCTACAGCAGGTTCTACAGCGGGTTCTACAACAGGTTCTGGAACAGGTTCTACAGCGGGTTCTACAGCAGGTTCTACAGCGGGTTCTACAGCAGGTTCTACAGCGGATTCTACGGCGGGTTCTACGGCGGGTTCTACAGCGGGTTCTACAGCGGGTTCTACAACAGGTTCTGGAACAGGTTCTACAATAGATTCTACCACGGGTTCTACAGCGGGTTCTACAGCAGGTTCTACAGCGGGCTCTACAGCGGGTTCTACAGCGGGTTCTGGGACAGGTTCAAATGAATTTTCAGCAAATGCGACTAAATTTTCGGAAGGTTTTTCAACTGAATTTTCAACTGAATTTTCAGCTGGTTTTTCAGTTAGTTCTGCATCTGGTGTAACTACATTTTCAGTAACTGCAACTGTTTTTACAGCCTCCTCTATAACTCTCACTGGAAATTCAGTTATTTTTTCTGTATTTTTTTCAATATATTCAGGTATATTAACAAAGGTATTTGATCTACCCTTTTTTATACCAAAAAAGAACAAATCACAGTGTTTTTTGTGATAATACGCCCCATACTGTGAAAATACAGAACCCACTTGTATTGATTGATCTAAATCATCAAATGTAATATTTTTATAATAATCACGAAACTTCGTTAGATTTCCTCTTGTCCCAAGAGAATCGCGAGGTGTAGTTTTTCTAGTTCCATGCTCGGGTCTGCCCGTTGATGCACACGTAAATACAAACAGACCACCGGGCTTGAGCATAGACACTATTTTTTTAAAACTTTCTTTGTATTCTGGATCATGCTCAAAACATTCAGAACTGATGATTGTATCAAAGGTGGGACTAAAATAAGGCAACTCTGAAGTTTTAGCTATAATATTCACATTATTTCCTGGATATACATCATTCCCAATATATTTTACCTCAGATCCAAAAATGCCCCGTAAACTGCCATTAATATCACCACTACCTACATCCAAAACATTCAATCGCCCATTAAAATGTTCAGGAAAATGCGTCGCTACAAAATTTAAAAAATCTACTGATTCTTGGTGCATCAATCCTATGCTTAATGCTCATAGAATTGAAACATGAATATACCCGCAATTTTATCTACGCTTTCTCAAAAAAGTCTCGGAGTTTTTTCTCCTTAATAAAATCTTTCAACTTTAATTTCGTTCGTGTCATATATACATTACTATCATCTCTTAACTTATCTTTATTAAAAGTATTATCACTATGACTTATAACTAACATGACCTTTTTAGGATCTAACTGAATCATAGGATGCTTATATGACTCTAGGAAACTAAGTTCTTCTGCAAATGTTACAGATTCATCATAAAAGTGTGTTTTTCCATATTGGCTCTTATATGCCATCGTTCCATTTGTTGCGTGGTTGGGGCCATAGGGGCCTAATTTAATAATTTCACTATTATCAGTATAATACATATATACTTCAGAGGATCCAGCTAATTGTATAGATGGTGCTGACATAAGTTTATAGACTGCATGTGCAACTCTTTCTGGAGAATAATAATCATCATCATCCATACATACACAAATATCCCCCCCTGCCTCCTTATTTAAAATATTTCTCTTTGAACCAATATTATGTTTTTCATCCAACGCAATATACCTAATATTTGGCAACCCCTTTGTCAATGTTATGACACTATTCTCAACCTTTTCCGTTCCATCATCCAAAATAATCCATTCCATCCTGTCTTTTGGGTAGGTTTGGGCCCTATAACACTCCACCAAAGCAGGTATAAATTTAGCACGATTATAAGTAGGTGTCAATACAGATACAAATGGGCGACTCATTATTAAAACTATAGTAAAAAGTGTTTATGTTGACGCAATTAATCTTAACTGTTCTTGATATTTATCATATTCTTGAACTGCATTATTATCAGGAATCCAGTAGAATGGAAACCATAATATCTTTCCTAGACGTGTAGTCGCGGGTTCAATACTGAGAGGTAGTGGCGCATAATATGGCAATGGTCCCTCACGAATTCTTCTATAAATTGTGTAAAGAATTACTAGAGGAGCATAAAAGGGAATTGCGCCATACAGAAAATATAAAACTCGATAAGGCCTTGCTCGTCCAATTGCATTATTTGCAGCCAAGCTTCCAGAAACAAGACATAAAAATATTAATAAGCATAACCAAAATGTTTTATTCGCTTGCCACCAAGCCACTTGAATACCCTCACGAAGATCAAACGTCTGACTCTTTTTTATTTCAAGATCCTTTTCAGTTTTTTGTATACTTGCCAAAAGGTCATTTGGATTCATTTGTTTGACTTGATTCAGTTTTTGAATGATTTCATTACTTACGTTTGCATCTTTCACAATGGTCCGTATTGAACTTTGAATTTTTAGATCTTCTTGACTGAAATCAATTGTTGTAGCAGTGGCATTATTTTTCTTATACCAGGTATCAATTTCATTAGATAATTGTATCAGTTTTTCATATTCTTGCTCATCTATTTTTTTTTCATCTCTTGTTTTTAATGCTTCTGCTTTAATACCCGCTATCTGATTTTGTATTTCTCGTTTTGGTTTATCTGTGTTTAAAAGTCTCTTGATCTCTGTATTTGTCGCATCAAAATTCGTGGTTATTTCGTTATAGTTTGCGTTGGGATTTTTCTGAAGCCACGTATTAGCCACTTTTATTCTCTCTAAAACTAAATTTCCAGTATCGGGGGTTAAGCGCTTCGCATTGACCTCAGTATTAACATTGACTTGCGTTGTAGTTAGATAATTACGATAATTTTCACGAGCCTGGCGCGTTTCACGTGCTTGATCTTTCGTTTCAGGCTGGCCTCCGAGAGAAAATCGGTTTCCCATCTAATAAACTCCTACTTGAATAATTGAAAACGATACAAGGGTATAAACGCTGGCAACTATTTTATTTACCAAGACAGGGAAAATAGCTTCTATCCATCCAAATGTCAAAGCATACCCCAAAACCAATATCAAAGCATAATACACGACGACTTGAGCAATTCCCATATGAAATTGTAATTCCTATAACAACAGATGTTACGGCAGTTTTATTGAGAGATACAACTCTTATGTTATGTAAAGCATATAAAATCCCATCCAGTAAAATCTGGATTTTTTTGGCTGAAAAAAAACAGCAAACTGAATTTCAAACTATTTTAATCCCTGGAACATTTGGCAGACTAATTGCTGAAATTCCAGTGAATGAAATATTTCCAGTTGGGACACAATTGATTTTTATGTCACCTGGATTAACTGGATTTTTTGAATATGATGAGCACGCTATAAACTGTAAAAAACCATTGAAAAGTTTACTAGCCGTCATAAAAACTGGATTTTATGAATGTGAAAAAACAGGGGCATTTCTCTGGGGAATTCAGAAGCTCAAAAAAAATTCAGTTCTAAAATCCAGTATATCCCATGGTCTAAAACTGATTTCCAGTTTCTTCTATGGCTGTATTTATACTGGAATAGACTCTAAACTTGGGCCTTATGATGATATTGAGCGAAGTATACTATATTTCAAACATAATACAGTTGTTGTCCGCTGTAATATGTTTGGATTTTCCAGTATTTATAGGCCAGGTATAACTGAAAAAGATATGAAACGACTGGAAAAACTCTATCCCGACTGTATTTCTTTGACAGCCACTTCAAACGGTCTTACAATCAAACTGCGCAAAGATCCCTCAAAAAAGCATGACCACAACAAAAAGGATATTGCATGAAAATAGCACTCTGCTTTTGGGGAATCTGTCGGTCGACAGATATAACAATAGAAAGTATACAAACATATATTTTTAACATTTTAAAACAAAATAATATTGATTATGATGTGTATTTACACACATTTTCATTATATAGGCCCTATACGAATCCTAGAGCGGGAGAGTTTTCTCTACAGCTCAAGAATACAATATGGAAATTATTAAAGCCAACAAGTCATTCTGTAGAAAGTCAAGATCGCATTGATACAGAGCTAATCTTAGAGAAATATCGTAAATGTGGAAATCCATGGCCCGATTGTCCTACATTTGATACCTTAGATAATCATATACGATCATTATATTCACTAAAAAAAGTTACTGAATTATGGTTACCCAAACGTTCTGAATATGATGCCATTATGTATCTTCGCCCAGATGTGAAGTTTACAAGCCCACTCAATATCAATTGGCTGAAAAATATAGCACCTGACTGTATTATAATTCCAAATTTTCATTTAACTGAAAACTGCAATGATCGTTTTGCAATTGGAAAGCCAGGTGTTATGGAAATCTACGGAACTCGTTTTGATGGAGCCTATGAATATTCTTTAACAAATAGTCTTCATAGTGAAAAATATATGGCCTATGTTCTCAGAAAATACAATATAAAAATCCAGCATATTCCTTTTGTATTTAGAAGAATGCGTGCTGATGGGAGCATATGTGAAGGCGATAAACACTTATAATGCATATTTGAGGCCACCATAACCAGACTCCACAGTAAAGAAGTTAATATTTTCAGCATACACGCGCAGTTCATATACATATGTTGAATTGATAGGTAAAGGATATGGGTTTACATCAAGCTGGAAAAGACGTATGCGACTGGAATTTACACTTCCACTTGGTTGGTCATGGGGGCTTGTAAGCGAAAAATTAATACAAGGCAAGAACTGGGATTCAGGTAAACTTGCACCTGTTAACATACGATATGGTTGAACCCTTGTGTAGTAACTCAAAGGTTTTTCCTCCTGAATTTCATTACCATCCAACAATACACGCATAGACTGAATAATTTGTTGTTGGGAGGCTGGAATGATTGGACCCGTAGCAAACTGAACAATTTGTGGGATTGTCGCCCCTGGTGTTGGAAGCCAAGGGCTCCTCGTTGGAACTACCCAGTTTGTGTAATTCGCCACCTGATTCTTATAAAATAGTGTATCACTGCGTCTTGGAACTAATAATAATCGTGTAATCGGGTTACTTAACTCTAAATCATATAACGTTCGTGTATATAAACTATTGAAGTAGAATTGTGTAACTTGATAAACTAAATAATTTAATGGTTGCGATGCAAAAATTTTACGTTCAGCATCTGTTAAATAGACATAATTTGCTTCCAGATGCGGGTTAAAAAACCAACTGTTTATTGCTGGTGGCGTAGTATTTACATCTGTTAAGAATGCGCGGAATTCTCCTGAGGGATCATAAAATGGAGCATAGGAAGGCTGGCCAATACTGATTTGGGACGTGGGGCCAATTACGCGATAGCCAGGTCTTACTCTATATCCTGAAGGATCTAAAATAGAATATAATTCTTGAATCGGTCTCAAGGTAATTTGGATTTCACATTCATGATATTGTAGCGCAACTAACGGTAAAGCTTTGCTAGCAGATTCCGAAAACCAAAGAGGAAGTGGAACGTATATTCTTTGGCCATGTATACTAGGACGATTTGTTTGTTGTTGAACAGACGTATCGCGTATTACAGAAGGATATCCCTTTCCTAGTTCGCCACCAGCAAATACACCTTTCGAAGGATCTACAAGTTCAGGAATTTCTCCAACTAAATATCTCCATTTTTGAAATGTATCTGTATCTAGATCCGCATGTGCCTTGGCAATAATATAATCGCTATCAAATTCTTGTATTTTACTTCCGCCAACAAAAAAAGCAACATTTTGAAGTATTTGTGCACCTAAATAATTATTCCACTGAAATTCATACTGTGATCTCCTTTCGGAATTACAAGTTAAAAATTTACTATAAATATCAGGAATATCAAAGACAAATGTCATATCTGTAACTAAATCGGCTATTCTTGGAATCTTTGCCCTAAGTTTGATAGACTGATCATAAAATAATTCATTTGGTCCTTCGAGTGGTATGGTGGCGTTTTCCATAGAAAAATGAGAATAACGCTTGAAGATCTTATAGAAATAAGTAAATTCAGGATTTCCATTTAGGATAACATTTTGAGCTCCATAACTTACTAAAGCTAATAAACCACCACCGGGCATTGGTAGTCTCTCCTGTTAAACGCTTTAGAGATGAATTTGGATCTTTTACGAGCTAATAGACTAGTTCGTAAAAAATTATTAAAATAAAAAGATCTATACTAAGTTATAATACAATTCTAAAAAAGTTTATTGACTGTAGTTAGACACCCACCAGCTATCCTCCAAGTATGGTGGTTTGTCCATATCATCTGTTTCGCTCTCTTTGCTAGGGCCCATAGAAACTAAGCTCAAGATCTCAGTATAAGACAGGGCGTAGCTAAAATAATATAAGTTGCTAAACATGCCTGAATATGTTCCATTTATTTGCAGTAGTTCCTGACCAACTGAAGGTGTGGCAACTGGGTTAATACTTACCTTACGTTCGGAAAATAGGTAGAGATTACCAAAGTTCTGGTAAAAGGTTGCGCCTTCGAGATTTAGTTTCTTTGCCAAATTACCATTGATATACACTTCTACTGCATTATTTCTAGCTACAATACATACATGGACCCACTTCTTTACAGGAATATTTTCAACATCCACATAATTATTCCATGTTCTAGTGCTATTCATATATACACGTAGCACATTGGCATTATTCTTCAAGAATACACCAGGGCCTAACAGAGGATAGGGTTCAGGATACCCCTTGTGCATAATGTGCAAGAGCCCCTGTTGTTGACCAAAACTACTAGGATTGACCCAGAGGAAGAAGCCGTATGTAAACTCGGCACCTGTGCGCTCATTATCGGACATTGGCAACAACTTTGAATAGGGGGCATTTGGATTTTGAATAATCTCACGTTGCTTATTTTGAGAACTGACAGTCACAGGCAACACAGGGACACGTGTTCCCTTTATTTGGTTAAAACTCTTATACAAAATTTCAAATGACATAAACAGAATGTATAAGGCTGTGGCTATAAGAATAGCAAATACTATTTGGGGTAAAAGTGCTCTTCCCATAATATAACCAAGAGGTCCAGGTATAGACTGGGTATTACTGGCGTTACGATTGTATGCCGAGTTCATATCTCTATCTCTATCTTAACATTAGACTCTTGTTTGAAGGGTTTATTAATCAACATTTTATAGATTAGTAAACCAACTATGTGATTATTCGGAGAGTTTAGCCCACAATATTTTGTTTCGGGTAATCAAAAGACCCTAAAGCACTTGGGTCAAACAGTGATTTCAGGTAATCCAAAAGGCTGTATTGGGGACCTGGGCCAGACATGTATAACTTCCATATTTGCTCGGGATTGAGAGCATAGTTGTATGCACTTGCATTCGCAACATATCCACCAAATCCCTTTCTGTCACAGAGGCGCAAAGAGTAAGAAGGACTGACTCTAAAGAACGATGGCAAGATACAACTGCGAGCAAGCTTACCATCTATATAAACGTCACAAATCTTTGTATTGAGTGTTATAGTAACTTGAATCCACTTCTGTAGATCAATAGAAGGAATATCACACATACGTGTTGTATTTAGAAGACCAGTATCTTGTTGTAAATTACCAAAGAGATTTTCCAGATTTGCCTTTGATAAGTTATCTGCGTTATCGGCAGGAGAGGGAGTCGGAGAACCTTTTGCAACTGCTCCTTCGCCTGCACCCTGTGTATGAACACGCACATTCAAAGAGTTCTTATAAGGTCCCAAGAACACAATGAGAGTTAGGAATTGATCAAAATCTCCCAACGATAGAATAGGCTTATTACGACCTAGGTTGTATCCATAATCATCCACATAAATCCAGAAGTTAACTGAATACTCCCCACCCTCCAATAGAGGTGGTAGTTCAGCGCCCTGTATCGTTAAAGGCTTATCGGGATTAGCCTTAATACCACCGTTGAGTATATCTTTACCCATTAGATCAGAAGGACCAAATAGGAATTGATATAAGTAATACAGTGCAACAATAGCAAGAATAGGGAAAAGTATCTTCCCAATCATACCAACACCTGGCAAAGCGGTCTCAAGTCTCTCCATTGCGGTTGTCTCTCTGTGAGAATGCTAGAAATCATTAGGCATATTGACTTTGCCACATTTTTAGAGGATTTGATGTCGGCGGCTGGGAAGTGCTAAAACAGAACATTCCTCCTGGGCAACCAAACTTGGCAAGAACCCCAGCGAAGTCCATGGGTTTGTAGGGCTCTTCTCGGGTATTTGAACTATCCTTCAAATCATTTTGGATTTCTTCTATTCTCATCGGTGTCGGAGAGATTATGGGTCTGACAAATTCACCCTTCAAGCGCGTGTCTCCAATCTTCAACTGTGCAGAATTAATAACAGGATAATTTATCATTCTTAAACTTCCAACAGCCTTGCCATTATAAAATACTGTAAATCTTCTACCTTCACGAACAACAACAACCTGAACCCATTTCTGCTCGGGTAAATTTGATAAAGGTAGCTCCTCAAATATTTCTTTATTTCCTTGTGTTTGAATTAAAAGAACAGTTCTTGGTGGAGAACTTACACCCCCTGGTAGAATTTGTAATTTCATCACATTTCCCATTTGAAATATTATAACAGGTTCCTGAGTTCGTCCAATTGAAGGTGTTTTATTACTCGCTGCTAAGAAGATATATACCGAGAAGGTCGCTCCTGGGGGCGCCAAGAAAGAATCACGAACATCAGCAATACTTCCAACATTTGTCGGTGTATTTAATGATCCCACTTTCGGGGACATTGCATTGCTTAAATTTGGTCGTGTCGTTGTAAGAATAGAATATGCTATTAATGATGCTACAAGCAACATGACTGATAGACCAATTATTATGGTTGATAGTTCCATACTCTACCTTAGTTGTTGATTATGATGAGCAACTATCAGAAATATCTTTAAGATCAAAGTCTTCTGCTTTTCCATAATGGCGAAATTCAGCTGGCGATAATATGCGATTCCATAATCGTAAATTACGAACACGAGCTGTTGTCGCAACAACATTGCCTAACGGTGGTTGGAAATCACCTACAACCGCTTTTAATGAATTGCTATATGTTATACTTCTCGCCAACCAACCATTAATGTAAACTTCTAACACTTTATTACCAACCATAACTCCTAAACGAACAGTTTTACGAACTGGTAAATTGGGCACTAGTATATTTTCCAAAAATACAGTTTGATTTGTCCCTGAACCAGATGTCGTTTGAACACACACATTTAAATCATTAGTCATGCGATCTAAATAGACAATTACATTAAAGTCACTAATAACTCTTTGAATTGTATCTTGATCTGTATAAATACCTGTAAATGATTTTAATTGAGGTCCTCTTACCAGTAATACACGTGGGCTCTGTGTATTTGCTGTAGGATTATCAACTTGAATATCAAGAGTAAAACTGTAATTTTGAATACTATTTCCAATTGGCGTGCTTGTATCTGAAATGGGAACCGTATCTTGTGCTGTTTTCCAATAAACAGCCGAATCATCGGATCCGGGCAAAGGAATATATCCTTTTGCTCCAGGTTTTGTTATAAATATAGGTGTCACAAGATAATGAACGAGAACAAGAACTAATAAAATTATAATCGTTAACATAATAAAATAAAAAAGATATTGTATCACACCCGAATTTACACCCGTATCTACCATGTAATTTTGATACGCTGAACCGTAATCTTTTCCAAATAGTGCTCCGCCACGTTGTGATGAAGACATTCCTAACATTATTCTAAAAAACAATTTAAAGTTTCTGAGCGTTAGTATCAATAATGGCTTTTGTATCAGCCATGAATACAACAAATCAATTTAAAAGTCTTGATTTAAGTGATAGTGATTATGAGTCTCTAGAACAAACTGAAGATGATGATACACTTTTACAAGAACTTGAAGTAAAAATGGGTGTCAATGGAAGCGATGTGTATACAAAGAAAGGATTTGGAAATGATCTTGTAAGTTTTTATACACTTCTTAATCGTGGAATGTATCCCGAAAAAATAAAATCATTTATGAAAACACTACTAACAAAAAATAAAGAGGTTGTTGTGGAGCTTCTAGTTCTTATTTTTCAAACGCGAGATATTCGTGGAGGAAAAGGTGAGCGCGATCTTTTTTACTATATGCTCAGTATGTTTTTAGACACATTTCCTTCCTTTTCATATGAAATTCTCCAACAAGTTCCTGAATATGGATATTGGAAGGATCTTTGGAATATATATGAAGGTGTATGTTCTGAGGTCAAAGAACAGATTGACAGAGTTGTAAAAGAGCAATACACAAAGGATTTGAGTGCTGAGCATCCTTCTCTACTCGCAAAATGGTTGCCACGAGAAAAGAGTGAGTTTGACAGTCTCGCTAAACACTTTGCGGAGGTATTTTTCCCTGACGCCGACAGAACAAACTCAGAACATATGAGATTATACCGTAAATCAGTTTCTGATTTAAATCGTAGACTTCAGACAACTGAAATTAAAATGTGTGGTCAGACCTGGGCAGATATTGTTCCTCATCATGTTCCAGGGCGTCTTATGAAGAAAAATAAAGATGCTTTTTTCAATAATCCAACTAAGAGACAGACTCGTCGTAACGCCGAATATCGTTATCCAGATAATGAAGATCGCATGAAATGTCGCAAGAACTTTAAAGAATATGTAGAAGAACTCAAAACTGGAAAAAAGGTTGCGAAAGCTGCTAATGTTCTTATGCCCCATGAACTTGTAAAAGAAGTATCAGGTTATGCTAAGGATCATGATGAGCTCATTCAAGCCCAGTGGGAGGCTATTCGTAATGACACAATAGCTGGCGGAGGATTAGATAAATGTGTATTTATGTGTGATTTCAGTGGATCTATGGATGGAACTCCCAAATATGTTTCTCTTGCGTTGGGTATTCTTGGAAGCGAAATTGCGCACCCAGATTTTAAGGACTATATCTTAACATTTGATCATAACCCTGTATGGCACTGTTTCAAAGGGCGTAGAACTCTGCGCGATAAAGTCGCAAGCGTCGGCTCTCTTGGACAAGGACTAAATACGGATTTCCGCAGAGCCTGTGATTTAATCTTACAAAAACTTGTAGAGCATAAAATCCCCCCTTCAGAGGCTCCTACTGATCTAGTTGTTTTGACAGATATGGGTTTTGACAAGGCTTCTGAAATGATGAATTCAACATATAGACTTAAAAAGAAAGACGGGTGGGAAACGCATTTTGAAATGATCAGGGAATCTTTCAAGCGAGAAGGATACAAGCCCCCACGTATTGTCTGTTGGAATCTACGTGCAGACTTTGATGATTTCCACTCTAAACATGATACTGTTGGTGTAATTAATCTTAGTGGCTGGTCAGCTAGCGCATTTAAGAATCTACAAAAGGCTGGCTTAGAAGCAATGACACCAACTCATATGTTGCGCATGATTTTAGATTCCCCGCGCTATGACCCGATTCGGAACCTCGCAAAGAAACTTTTCAGCACCTAAAGATTAAATTCTAATGATATAACGGGGGGTAGGCCTTGTTCCCGTAAACTTATCAGTAAATAGGATTTACCGCAACATGTGTTTTTGATACTCTCCCCATGGATACAACCAGCAAACCAATTAAGAACGCTTGTTCTTAGCATGTAATATGGTATCCAGCCCCTCCTCTTCAAATACTCATTGGATTCACACAGCAATTCAAAAACTATTCTGTTTTATAATGAATCCAGTGAGTATTTTTATCCTACTTCAAACATACTGACTGGATTCAAACAGCAAATTTTGTTATAAAACTTGTCACGTTTTCTAATGAATCCAGCCAGTATTATAATAGTTATTAACTCTTATTTGAAAACCAATAGACACCTAGCCCTATTATTGTAGCACCTGCAAGAGCCATTGCGCCATATTTTGCAGTAATCATAAAATATTCGCTTTGAATATCTTCAGGTGTATAAACGGGAGAACGCCCAAGAGCTCCAAGGCGATTATAGAAAGCTATAGAGTCCGCCTCTGTATAATCATGGGGTTTGCCAAGTTGTTTATTGACCATGTTGTGCATATCAATCGTCCATTTAAATAGATCTTTACGATTATCTAAGCTCGGAGTGACTGGTAAATTTTTTAGATTTTCAGCATAGTGCTTTTTACAAACCGGACACGGGATCAAATGTGTGAAACTTTCATAAAATTCTTTTGCAGCTCTCTTTTCGGCATATGTAGGTTCCATTGGATACCCAAGAGCTACCAAGTGCATGGTATGCCAAAAGAAAGGACCCCAAGTCGTAGGCGGTATATGACCGGGCATTCTCTAAATTTATCAATTATTACATATATTGCTCTTTTTGCGTAATATATGTAAAGACCAACCGCTATTATAAAACTAGTAGATATGACCCTAACACCGTCACAAAGATTATATAACAAAACAAATATTTGTTCAAATTGCGGAACCGTGGGTCATCATTTTAAACATTGTATAGAACCAGTAACAAGCTATGGAGTGATCGCATTTCGAATAAAAGATCCTAATTGGAATCAAGCACAGCGCCTTGCGAATGATGAATTAACAGGACTTCCTGAAAAGAATCTTGAATTTTTACTAATTCAAAGACGTGATAGTATAGGATTTATTGAACTTTTAAGAGCAAAATATAAAATAACAGACATTTCATACATAACTGAGCAAATTTCAGGAACAACACAAGCAGAACGCGAGGCAATTTTAACAAAAAGTTTTGATGAATTATGGGTAAACTTATGGGGCGGCCCACCAACAAGTGAAAACAAACAACATAAACAAGAATATGAGCAGGCTAAAATAAAATTTGAACAGCTTAAAAGTGGTGTTGAAATCAACGGTGAAATTGTTACTCTAGATAAACTCCTGAAAGCGGTTCCAGTCCAATGGAAAACGCCAGAATGGGGATTTCCTAAAGGTCGCCGAAACGTATTTGAAAGTGATTATAAGTGTGCAATTCGCGAATTCTGTGAGGAGACGGGCATTGAAGAAAATGACATTAAAATATTTGAAAATATAGAACCTATAAGAGAAACATTCTTTGGAAATAATAATATACATTATTGTCACGTATATTATTTAGCGTGGATTCCATCTCGTGTAAAAGTCAATCTCAAAAAAGAAAATGAACTTATGAATCGTGAAATAGGAGATATTGGGTGGTTTTCCTTAAATGATGCTCTTAATACTATTCGCCCAACAAATATTGAAAAAAGAGAAGTGCTTCTACGAGCATCATTACTATTAAGAAACTTATGTCCAATTTTTGTGGGGCCGATTGCTCAAATAGCGGAACAAGTCGGTCAAACTGAAGCATTGGCAGTAAATAGGAGTGTCAGCAATGAGCACAGTGGCGAAAACGCAAATCCCTGGATCCGAACAGGAAAACGAATCATCCGAAAATTCGACTTCATTGATGAATGAATATCCTAAAATGGAGAGATACAGAACCAATAATCTTAATGTATTTCCAGAAGAATATGGGCGTTATCTTGAAGATAGTGGTTTATATCCTGAACCAGAAGATCCTCAGTTTGTCTCACGTCTTCTAAAAAAAACAGAATTTGCCGATACCATCAGCACATTTGATCCAGAGGAAAACTTGTGTGTTTCTGGTCCCGGATTTGAAGTTACACCCGTTCAACGCTTTGTTGCAAACTTCTTACATCCCCGAACACCTTATATGAGCGCATTACTATATCATGGAGTTGGTGTTGGTAAAACATGTGCAGCCATTCAAACTGCCGAGGCATATTTGGATTTTTATCCTAGAAGAAAAGTCTTCATTGTTTGCCCCAGAGCTATTCGTTCTGGCTTTTACAGAACTATTTTTGACATGGAAAATCTAAAGATTGGTTCTGGTTCAACACCCAATACTGCAAGCGGTTGCACTGGCGACACTTACCTTAAATTAGCAAATGTCATTGATGAGCGCGATCCTAAATTAATTGAACTTCGTATCAAGCGCGCTATTGACTCGCGCTATGTATTTTTTGGTTACATCGAATTCTATAATTATATTCGCCAAGTTCTTAGAAGTGTAAGAAGAGAACCTGAAGAAACCTATGCAATTCGTCATGCACAAGCTCTGCAAAAAGAGTTTAACTATCGTTGTCTAATTATTGACGAAGCCCATAATTTACGCGATGTCACTGGAACTGAAATGGTCACAGAAGAGGAAAATGATATTGACTCTACCCTTGAAAAAGATGAAGCCAAGGGTGGAAAACTACTTACACCTTATCTCAAAGACCTTGTGCGAAATACCGAAGGTATTAAACTCCTTCTCATGACGGCCACACCTATGTTTAATAGTGTCTTTGAAATAATTTTTCTATTGAATCTTATGCTCATGAATGATAAAAAACCATTAATTCGTGCAGATGATATTTTAAATCGCGATGGCACACCATCTGACAAGGCCCAAAAAACACTGCGAGATATCGCAAATGCATATATAAGTTTTATGAGAGGTGAAAATCCTAATAGTTTTCCTCTTCGCTTGTATCCTATGGGCATGGATCCAAACGGCACACCTGTTAAACGTCTGATACCTCAAATATATCCTAGTATTGAACTTTCAAAAGACTTTACAACACCTGTAAAAGACAGCGATAAGGAAAAAATGTCCAGACTTCCAATTGTTATAAGCGAATATTCAGAAGGCTCTCCACAAGACTTTGTTTTGAAGAACTTAACCGTTGCAAAAGTATCTGAATCTGGTGCAAATCCACTGATTATTGACTCGCTTCTTCAAGCAGGAAATTGTATTTTTCCATCTGCCGAGCAAGAATATGATTATGATAAAGCTTTTAGTTATGTGGGTCTTGAGGGTTTTAAGAGTGCGTTTGATTCAGGGCCACGTGGAAGTATAAAGGCAAAGCGCTCGGGCAAATGGCTATTGATGGATAATTTAGGCACATATTCTCCCAAGATGGCTACGATTCTAAGATATCTCAAACATGCTGAGGGTGTTCAGTTTGTATATAGCAGATTTGTAAAAACTGGCGCGTTATTACTTGCATGCGCTCTAGAAGCAAATGGATATACTCCATACGGCCGTGATGCACTATTCATGAATGGTATCCAAGATGATTTAGGACGCCAGTGTGCGCTTTGCTCTTTGCGTGAAAGAGAACATCAAGATGTGGATATTACACCTTGTGTCCCAAAACACGCCTTTACTCCTGCCAAATATGTAATCCTCACAGGTGATGCAACTCTTTCACCAAATAATAAGGCATCAATAGAAACGGCGCGAGCTAATAATAATATTAATGGTGGGATTGTGAAAGTCGTTTTGGGATCTCAAATCGCGGGGGAAGGTCTAGATTTGCGATTTATTCGTGAAGTGCACATCTTAGATGCTTGGTTTCATTTAAATAAGACCGAACAGATTATTGGTCGTGCTATTCGTTATAGAAGTCACTGTTTAATAGACGATCCCAAAAAGAGAAATACAACTGTATTTTTACACGTATTGGGTTTTGATCGTAAGGATACAAGATATCAATCTTTTGAAACTGCCGATTATTATTGCTATCGCATAGCTCTTTCAAAAGCTTTAAAAGTCGGTGAAATCAGCCGTCTTCTTAAAGTCTATGCAGTTGACTGCAATTTAAGAAAAACAGTAACAATTCTAAAAAATCTAGGGTATAGAAAGCAAATTGATAGCCAGTGCCAGCCAAGAAACGGTCAAAATGGTGAAGTGCAAGAAGCTGGACCTGGTGTCAAACTTGATGATATGGATTATACTGCTATTTGTGACTGGATGGAATGTAAACCAATTACATGCGAACCAAATGAAGTAATCAATATACTTCAAACTGAAGATAGCACCTACAATGTTTTCAGCGCAAAATACAGAGAACTTTCAATTCAGAAAGTTGTCAAGAAACTTATAGAATACCAGCCATGGTGGAAGCAAGAAGACTTGCTGAATGCTCTATTCCAGACAGGTATACCGCAATCTGCAATTGATATTACATTACAGAGTATCGTTAATAATCGTCTGTTTCGTTTACAGTCAGGCCATCAATCAGGATATTTGATCTACAAAAATAAATATTTCCTTTTCCAGCCAGATGCATATGCCGATCTTAAAATTCCAGTCGCATTACGAATTGCGCAATTTCCCGTAAAGCGCGATGAATATATGCCATCTACAATGAATACTGTAAAGCCAGATGAACCCGTTATCAGTCTTCTTGAGAAGAAAAAGGAAAACATGGAAAAGAAGAGTTTAATTTTAGAATTCTGGAATATGTTGGAAGAGTGGTCTGAAAAAGTTGCCTCTGGAGAACAAAAAACAGTTGGAACAGCAATTGAAAGAAAACTGGAATTATTCAGTGGCGATTTCAGAACACAAAAACAAAACTATTTATGGAGACTTGAAATGCTTGTGTGGTTTGCTAAGAAAATAACAAATAAAGAAAAATATAAAAAGGCTGTATTGGAATATCTTTGGGATGAATTTATAATGCTACCACCTTATCAATTGTATATTATCAAAAATGAGTTACCGTCTATTGCTAAAGAGGAAATTATTGAGGGCGATGGACTAAAACTTGTAAGACTTGTAAATCCAAACTCAAATAAACTTGAATATTTTAATCTTGACGGAACTCCTTATGATGGAGAAACAAGCATATTTGAAAATTTACCTGAAGATCCTGTTCATTTAAGAAAAGCTGATATTTCCACCACCGCCAAGGTGTATGGATTTATTGTGCCGAAACAGGGTAAAATGGTATTTAAAACACAGGAGCCTCATGCGATTGGTGCAACACCTAAAACTGGTTCTGAGTGCGTTATTGTTACAGCAAAAAGGCCTTACTTGGATAAACTTATATTGATTGGAAAGGAACTTGAGCGGTATGGTTTGCCTGACCTAGGATTAAAGGAAGCTGAATTGGCAAATGCATCATTAGTAATTAGTAATACACAAAAAGGTTGCACAGTTTTAGATATTGCCCTACGATATTGCGATAATATTCGTGCTGGAAATCGAAGATGGTTTTTCAGACCTGTTGCAGCATATTTTAGTAAACACCGTGGAAAAATTAGTCGTGATATTGAAACTGCTGAAAAGGTTGCGCAGAAAGAACTTGAAGAGCAGGAAGAAATTCAAAAAGCAAGAGTTCGTGAACTTAAGAAGACACAAAAGGGGCCATCTATCAAAAAACCAACTGCAATTGTGAAAGAACCAACAGAGGCGCCAGTAACTACAAAAACAGTAAAACGACCGGTTGTAAAGCCCGTGGCACTCACAACAACCCGTGAAGAGGCTATCGTCGCTCCCCCGCCAGTTGCTAGCCCTGCTCCTGAGGCTACCGTAGCTCCTATACCTTTACCTACACCCGCCCCCGCTCCTGAGCCAGCTCCCGCACCCGTTACAAAACCAATACCAAGTGTAAAACGACCAGTTGTAAAACCTACACCAATTCTGAAAGAAGAAGTTGTAATTCCTGCCCCTGCCCCACCGCCTGCTCCTGCTCCTCCTGCTCCCGCCCCACCCCCAGCCCCTCAACCTCCTCCTAATACAAAACCATTGCCAAGTGTAAAACGTTCAGTTGTGAAACCTACACCAATTCTGAAAGAGGAGGTTCTCTCTCAACCCACAGCCTTACCTCCTGCCCCCACACCCGCCCCGCCACCCCCACCCCCGCCACAACGCCCAGAGCTTCAAGCGCCAAGTAATCTTTTGGAATTAGATTTTGAGGAACCACCTAAACCAACAATTAAAGTTACACAACCAACAGCAAAACCTCCCGCCAATGAAAACCTGCTTGAACTGAATTTTAATATGGAACCCGTCGCAACTAGAAAACCTATTATTCCCGTTTCAGCACCTGCTCCTAAACCTACAGTTCCTAAACCTGAAGAATTAAATAATTTAAATAATCTTAATATTGGACCTATTGCCGCACCTACAGCCAGAAGTAAGAAGACTCCCGCACTTCCACTACCACAGAAGAAGAAAAAACCTACAGCTCCCGTAGCAGAAAATGAAGAATATATTTAAGACCTAAAAAATTGATAGATAAGTTTACATAGCAGTAAAGTAGGAAACAATGGAACAAACAGTGCTCTTTGAAGAAAAGGTGTATTTGTCACCCAAACACATCAATCTTGTAAGACAAGAGTCACTGGAAAGTATTCTTCTAAAACTAATACGCCAAAAGCTAGAAAAGAAATGCAGTCAACATGGATTTGTAATTCCAAATTCTATTGAAATTCTTTCAAGAAGTATGGGGCAACTAGAAAGTGGAAAATACACTGGTAATGTAATATTCTATATTCAGGCTCAAGGTAAAGTATACAATCCCGCAAATGGAACAAAGATCGTTGGGCAAATTCTCAAAAAGAACAAGATGGGTCTTTATATCATTTATAAAAATGCAATTCGTATTCTTGTTCCAAGGGATCTACATATTGGTAAGGAAAATATTGAATTTGATAATCTAGAACCTGGAAATGTTATTGAAGTAGAAATTCGCAAATCCAGATTTCAAATCAACGATCAATTTATTCTCAGTATTGGAACATTTGTAAGAAAGGCCTCTGAAAGTGAATTGGATGAGGATTTTGAAGAAGAAACAGAATTTGCCCAGCAGCCCGAACAACCAAATAATAAAAAGAACATTGAATCTATGAAGGAAAATGAAGAGCAACAAGCTGAAGTAGCTGATCAAGAAAATGAAGAAGAGGAGGAGCAGGAAGAAGAACAGGAGAGCGAAGACGAAAAGGAGGAAAAAGTTGAAGAAGGCTCTCCCGAAGATGAAACTACTGAAAATCAAGAGCTAGACAATACCGAAAATCTTGAATTTGAAATCAAATAAGCGTAAAATAAAAGAGCGCGCACTTCTATACATCTGTAGAAATGTCTTCCCCGGCTATGTCATTAAGTAAAACAGATTATGAGGCACGGAAACAATTTATTGAAGATATCAAAGTTTTATCCAAGGAAGAATATGAAGAACTTTTTCGTATTCTAAAAAGAAATAATATTGACTACAGTGAAAATAGCAACGGAGTTTTTTTTGAGCTCACAGCAATTCCAAATATATTATTTGAAAAATTTACCTCATTTATTGAATTTTGCAAAGCTCAAAGAAAATCTGAAGAAATCCGTGCTTATGAGATGGATACACTAAGACAAGAATCGTCCGAACATACCTAAGGAATCTCCACTACTCTATAATGAAGAAAGAACCTATGGCCACCATTACATGGACACAAGTTCAACAATGCTGTAAATCAAATCCATTTAATACAAAGTCCCTGCCCTCTTTTGTATTTTCAAAAGAATCTATCCAAGGTCCTACGGAACAAGTTGATGCTGATGGGTGGGGGAAACAACCTGTATTCCCTGCAACACCACTTTCCGCAATTCTTTTCTACCAAGATATTCTGTATCAAGGAAGTCCCGAAATGGCCAGGAAAAGTCTACTCCGTGATGAAACCACTGATCTACAAGAAAAAGCAATTCTATCTCTGAAAGGTCGTGCATGGCCAGTCCGTAAAACTGCAGAGGGGATCAGTGTTTGTGGAACGGAAGAAAATCATCCAAGTTCGTGGACAAGTCTTGGTTGGAATGCGATCTGCACTCTTCGTGAATGTCAAATTGTCATTTTGGATGAAGATAAAAAACAAATTCAGTTTTATCCCGAAGATATTCGTAACTGGAGATCTGACTGGAATATTTTTTGTGTTGATCGCGAGTGTCGCCATATTTGGACACATGCAAATCCTAAAAAAATTCTGGGTATTTGGTTAAGCCAAAAGGAATCACAGGGGTGGACAATTCAATGGCCAATTCAAACTGGAAATATGGAAGAACTAAAAGCTGCATTTGCCAAAACAAATGAAAGTGCTACAGGCAAAATGAACAAGGATCAACTTCAAAAACGTATTGGAAGAGCTCAAAGTATTCAATGTTTACATGAATGGTCATCACAATGAATAAAATTGAGGACCAGGACCTAAGTCAAACCTGGCACATATCAATAGAGAGAGAGAATGGAACTATTCTCTGAGGACATATCCAAAGTAAAGTCACTTTTGGAGTCCTGGAAAACAACTCCCGAAATTGAAGTGGAAGCTACATTTGGCGTCAAAGGAAAAGTCGATCTTCAGACCTTTCTACGTGTTATTGCCAGACTGAAATCAAAAGGCTACGAAGCTATTAGTCAACAAGATCGTCTGACAATTAGTATTCCACTTGAATCTTCTGTTCTTCAGGATCCAACCCGTCCCAAATCAACAGACTCGCTTCGTTTTACACTCGTTGGAACTGGACATGTCTCCCAATACTGTCGTGATAATATCATCCAAAATAAACCTTTTACTGTTATCATCAAGAACCAAAATATCTCTCTTGAACAAAAGAAGATAGCAACGATTGATATTAAAGAATACGATACGCGTATCAAGGGGCGCAGAGAGGAAGAGCTTTCAGAAACCGACCCGCGGGTTCAAAAAGTTATTTCTGCCGATAGATGGAATAAACTTCGTAAATACTTTCGCCTAATTCGTCGCTGGACATTCAAAATTCCTGGACTCAAGTTTGATTTGAGTATGGTAAGAAATACCCAACAAGATCGCTATGGACGAAACTTCCAAATCAAATTCCAGGATCAGCCACTAACTTCCTACGCCCCCTCCTTTGAGATTGAAGTTGAACTTGATCGTGAAACGATTGGTGACAAAGATCCATTTACAACTCTTATCGCGGGTGTTGGTGATGTTCTGCGTGGAATTCAAAACAATTCCCTCCTGATTCGCAATTCTGTAAAAGAGAGCGCTCTGGAGATCTATAAGAATATTGCAAAAACAGATCGCTTTCGTGGTGTTCAGCCTGTTACTCTTGAACTTCATAATATGGTAAAGGATGTCCAGGAAGAGCCTAATATCCGTGAAAACTACAATGTAACAGATAAGGCGGATGGTCTCCGTGTTATGGCCTTTACAAATCCTCAGGGAGAACTCTTCATGATTGATATGGCTATGAACATTTACAGAACTGGATTTAAGAAAGCAGAGTGTAAGGACTGCCTTCTAGATGGCGAATACATCACGCGGAATAAAAAGGGAGAAGCAATACAGTCATTGCTGTTCTTTGATATTTATATTGTGGCAGGTGAAGATGTAACAAAGAAACCATTCTTGGTTGCAGATGATGGAGAAAGTCGTTTCAATAGTATGATGCACTGGATCACTCTTTGGAATGACAATGGAGGTCCTGATAAAGTTGTAAAATCTGCCTCTATGAATATTGGCGTTAAAAAATTCTTTTCAGCAAATGATGAGAATACTATCTTTGATCAAGCCAATAATGTTCTAAACTTGGCAGATATTCGTGACTATAATACAGATGGCCTCATCTTTACTCCTAATTCTCTGGGACTTCCTCAAGGCCCTGGGTCTCGTTTCCAAGAACAATTCAAATGGAAACCTCCCAAAGATAACACTGTAGACTTTCTAGTCTCAACTGTCAAAGATGAAAAGGATCCAAGCCAAGATAAAATCTTTACATCAATTCATCCAAAAACACAAGATACAATTCGCTATAAGATTCTACAACTCTTTGTAGGAAGTGCGGAGGATCCAGCTCTACGAGATGCTCGTGCTACGATTCTGTATGATAGACCACTTCCTGATGATATCATTGATCCCAAAAAAGGTAGAGCAAAATATCGCGCAATTCCATTCATGCCCAAGAACTATCCTGATGCCTACTCCAGTGTCTGTTATCTACAAACCAAAGTGGATCCCAAAACAAATGAAGAATATATTACTACTGCAAAGTATAAATCAGATGAATCATTGACGGGCGAATTTATTGAGCAACCTATTCGTGATCTAAGCATCGTTGAAATGGGATATGATCCTACGCAACCTCCTGGCTGGAGATGGATTCCCATTCGTGTTCGTCAGGATAAAACGGAACGACTCACAAAAGGTGTTGCTATTGATGAAAAAGCCGATCAAAAGAAGCAAATGCTACGTTTGCGCCTAGATCGAACACTAAACTCTCAGGATACCGCAGATGGTGTATGGAACAGTATTCACAATCCAGTTACAGAATCTATGATACGAAATGGCACGGAGGCGCCTTCTGATGCCGAAAAAGCTGAAATGAATTATGTGGCGCCTTCTGAAGTTAAAAAATACTATGAGCGTAAACCAGCAGAAAGTGATCAAAGACTTGTGAAAGAACTCCATGAATTTCACAATAAATATATCAAGAAGACTGTATTGTATGGAAGCATGGGTAAATACAAGCCGAAAGCGAAGATCCTTGATACTGCTGTTGGTCGTGCGAATGATCTTCATAGATGGCGCGAGATTGACGCCGAATTCGTATTTGGTGTAGATGTTACTGGTGAATGCTGTAAAAATGCTTATGATAATGCGTATCTCAGATTGGTTCAGACAAAGATCAATGTTAAAAAACACAAAAAACCTCTACCTATTCCCACAATGTTCTTTGTAATTGGAGATAGTAGTCTTCGCTATATTGATGGTGCTTCAGGAGAAAATGAAGAAGAAGCAGATATGATGCGCGCAATCTTTGGAAAAGTAGCACCTACTGGAATTGTGCCTCCTGCAATTCAGAGAAATCAAGCCATTCTACGCGAGGGAGCTGATATCATGACATGTATGTATGCACTACATTACTTCTTCCAGAGTCCTGAAAAACTAGATGGACTTCTACAAAATATTGCGGATAATCTCAAGATTGGTGGCCTGTTTGTTGGAACTAATTTTGATGGTGATATGGTTTTCAATATGCTCAGAAGAACCCCTAAAGGAAAATCAAGAGCAGGGATACTCAATGGAAGAAATCTTTGGGAAATCACAAAACAGTATGATGCAGATCAACTACCCCAAGATGATTCGGCATTTGGTATGGCAGTAGATGTAAACTTTATTAGTATTGGTTTGACTCACCGTGAATATTTGATCCCCTGGAAACTCTTTGTGGAGAAAATGAAAACAGTTGGGTGTCAACTACTAGATGAAGAAGATCTACAAAAAATCGGACTAGAAAATTCTACAAATCTCTATGAAAATAGTTATGATATGGCTATGAGAACTTCTAAGAAAAAAGACTTTGAAATGAACGAAGTTGCGAAGGAATTTAGTTTCCTAAACAGATGGTATATCTTTAAGAGAACATCTGAAGGACAAGCGCAGATTGGAAAACTCAGTGAAGAATACGAGAAATATGGAGTGGAGTCTGAGCCAATCCAGGATGAGACGAAGAATGAAAATGGTTCAACTATGCCAGGTCTAGAAGGCAATTCAGCTCAGGGTGAACAACAGCCTCGTATTGATCTTGATAAAATGTCAGAAGCCTATGAAATTAGTCAACGAGTCCAACGAGCTCCTACAGCAACGGATTTTATGGTCTCTCAGAAAAACATTAGGGCCAATCAACCTCCAATCTCTGCTGAAAACATTGAAGTCCTACAAACACAACTTAAAACTGCAATAGCAGCACAAAACAATGAAAAACTGGCCGATCTAGATAAACAACTCATAGAACTTCGTGGCTATCAAGGATCTGTTATTGCCGATACACCATCAGGTCCTGCTGGAACTACAGCACAGAGAATCCTACAAGAATTCTCCAGTAAGGTTGCAACTGTAGCACCTCCTCAAGAACTAACAGTCCCAGTTCGTCCTTCTACTGCACAGGTTCTAGAAAAACAAAAATATACACCCAAAGATGTTGTTCAATTTAATGAAGAATCATCAGAAACTCTAAAGAACCTTGAACTTGATGATAAATACGCTAGCTACGCGGGCCGTTATTTAGCACCAAATACACCTTTCCGTATTCGTGATGAAAATGATACAAACACAGATGAACTCACAGAAGACCAACAACTATATCCTAGTATAACACATTTTATGGCTGCTATGAAATTTAAATACGCATCCAATCGCCCTGATTATGCTGAAAAATTCAGTCGTGCTGGTCCAATTCATCAATTCTGGCTCAATGAACGTGAAGTGGCAAGAAAGAATAAGCGCAATAAGCAACTCAGTCGTGATGATTATAACAAATTTGTTAAATCTGAATCTGATGAAGTTGAAAGAGAACTCTATAAACTCATCAATCAACCAGATGTTGGTTTTGAAGAGGCAACATGGAGCACTGTCAAAGATGCACTTCTTCAACAAGCAATTGCGCAGAGACTCAGAGGCGATAAACGTTTCTGTGTAATCGTAAATGCAGTAATTCTACAGAAAAAATACCTTCTCTACACAAATAAAAAGACAGAACTTGGAGGCGAACGTTCCGCAAATGGAACTATTCAAGGCCAGAATAAATATGGCCGTTATATCCTACAGCTCGCAGACCAACTTGCCGATGAATTCAAAGCTTGCTTGGAACTTCCTGATCCAGAGTAAAATTCAATCTTAAAGATATCACCATGGGAATGTAATTAAAAATTGAAAACTATTTTTTTAACTCTCAAGGCACGCCCAAAAATGAATGCCATCACAAAAGCAGGTATTACTGCAATCATTGCCTATTCTTCTCATTTTGGAGTTACAAAAATCTATAATACATTTTGTATTCCAGATGGTTTCTATGGATTTCTAGAAGGCCTATTAACTTCAGGGAGTCCATTCTGTGGAAGTCTCCTACACATTATGACATACACGCAAGTTACATATAGCACACTTCTTGTAACAGGGCTTGCGAGGCTTCTTGTAGATTTGACAGACACTATGCAATTTGAAAAAAAAAATTAAATGTCGCATAAAGAAATAAAGCAAAATACTATAAAAAGCGATCAATCATGCCAAAGAATCCCTTGCCTTGGCAAAGCCTAGCAATAAAGAATAGACATCCACGCGATCTGTGTATTGAATTTGATGAGCCAACACACAGATATACTGTAAATGGGACCAGTGACGGCTGGATTAGTTGCACTGGATTTCTACATATGTTTTTTCCACACTTTGATCCTGATGAAACAATTAAAAAAATGATGAAATCACCAAAATGGCCACAAAATAAATACTATGGCATGACCCCTGAAGAAATCAAAGCAAAATGGAATGCATCTGGAAAAGAAGCATCTGAAGCTGGAACTGCAATGCACTTGGGAATTGAAATGCATCATAATGGTGCAGAACATCTAATTGAGCCTGCTGTAAAAGACACAAAAGAGTGGAAGTATTTTGAAAACTATTGGAAAGAGTGTGGCGATGACTTGGTTCCATTTCGCACAGAATGGGAAGTTTGGTCTGAAGAACATAAACTCGCAGGATCAATTGATATGATTTATTATAGAAAATCTGATGGAAAATACGTAATTTATGATTGGAAACGAAGTCGTGAAATTAAAACACAAAATGATTATGAAAATGGCTATGGACCCGTAAATCATTTGCCCAATACGAATTATTGGCATTATACACTACAGCTGAACGTATACAAGTGGTTTTTAGAGACATTTTATGGCCTAGAAATTGCAGATTTATATTTAGTAATTTTACATCCTGAAAATAATAATTATAAGCGCCTGCGACTAAATATTTTAGACGATGAGGTTCAAGCTATGTTAGACTGTCGCAAAAGAGCTGTAAAAGAAAATTCTAAAAGTAATATTCTTTTACCAATTCCTGAAGAAGAAGATGCTGGGGATGGAGCACCTATGTTTGTAGAAGATCCTTAATTGTGAATCTATGCATTATTCTTTTTTGTTGATAATACAGGGCGAATAATAGGGCGTTTAATAGTTGAAGTGCGTTGTATTACTGGTGTTGGGGGCGCAGGAACAGTGGGGGCTAGCGGTGGTTGTATTTCTTCTTGTGGTTTTACCTCTGGAAGAGATAAACTCTGTATTTTAGCTGTATTTATAACAGGGCGTTTTATTTTTGGTGGTCCTGCTGTAACGGCAGGTTGTGTTGTTGCCTGTTTTACAATAACTGAATTAAAAATAGGGCCTCTAATATACACACTTGGAACAGTATCTCCAACTGTATCTTTTACTGTTAGCACAGCAGGTCCTCCCTCAAAATCTGAAACAATTACATACACCGCGGCAATGGATTGTAAATCAGTAACATCTGCAAATCCCATAATAATTGGTTTTTCGTCTGCAATTAGAACCTGAATAACTGGAATCTTATAAGCCTGGTGGATTGCTTTTAGATTTTCTGGTGATAATACTTGATCTTTTAATTCGGCACGCGTAGAAGGAATGCCGAAATATCGTCTCAGAGATACTGCGTGCGGTTTATCCTTGTCTCCAATCACTTGTAACGCAAGTTTCTCCACAAATTCCGCGGGCAATAGAGATGCAAGCCTTTCTGGAATTTCTTTCATTTGAAGTGTTTTCTCCATACTCTGAACTTCTTCAGGTTCCATTTCTTCGCGACTAAATTCCTCATAATATTGAGGAGACTCTTTTTCAGAACTAGGTTTTCCTCGTAATAAATTATACCATGCTGGGACATTATCTGGAATAATCCACTGCGATCCTATATGAATATTCTTTGTAGGAATCTGTAAACGTTTTACACCCTTATTCATTAATTCATATCGCAATGCGGGCAAACGAACAATTTCATCAAAGAGTCGTTTAATAAAATATGTGGTCGCATCCTCTCGCATTTTCATTGTTTTTGGTGTTACGTCAGGAGTGCTACGAATTTGTATTTGTTTCGGTGTATGAATCTTACACATACCATCATCAAATTTACATAAAGCTGAAGCACCACATTTTTCTTCATCATCTTCAATTGATATACAATCATTTTTTATTAAAATATTCTTAGTGTCAATGGGCGAATCATCCATCGCAAACCATTTCTGTAAAACAGGCCCAAATTCTATATTCAAACGTCTTATTTTCTCATAATTTGATAAGGGTGCGCTAGCAACCCAAGGTTTATATGTTACAAGATTATCTACAAAATCTCTTTCTGCAGAGTGTTCCATTGAAGAAATCCAATTTGAGAATGATAAACGTAAATGTTCATATATACTATCTGCTTCTCTCTTTTTTAGAATAAAAGAAGTTTTTTCAATATCTGAAAATGTTTCGTCATCTTGCGATATCATAATTTCGCGATTTAGCATATATTCAAACATAAAATCTTCACGGGTTTCTAGACGGACACAATCATCACCCTCAGTTTCACAAAACTCAATCTTTTTTCCTCCCTCACGTATATCACCACACGGCAATACAATCGTCCCTCTTGATCCCTGTCCTCCCAAACGAAATCCAATAATCTTATTTGTCTTTATAAAACTTTTCAGTTTATAGACATTACTATAAGAATAAAAGGCTGGTGTTAAAAATTCCTTGTAGAATACATATACGTCACTTGCAGATGCCAAATCAATTCCAGCTATTCCTACATAAATTTTCAGAGCAGTATTACTGTGAAAACTATTACCATCATCTACTACTGGAACGAGAATCTCATTGTAAAATCCTTGATTTGGGTTTATAACAGTAATCGCCACAATATGATTATACATATCACGGACAATCCCTACAGGGCGTGTAATTGGATGGCGACCTAAAATTGTCAGAGCTTTTGTTACTGGCATAAGAAAGCGATTATCCACATAACTCTGTAATGTATAAGCTCCGCGATAGGCAGATTGGCATTTGATAACAAATTCTTCTGTATAACGCTTTCTCATAACTTCAGGGAAAGAGGGGTCCTGTATTTGATTTTGTGTTAAAGTATAATAGACATCAGATTTTGCTGTAACTGTTTGACTGAGTTTATCAATATACACAAGAGGCTCCCATATACCTTGATCACTAAAGGTCAAAAATCCAACTGAATTGTTCGCGTAACGCTCTGCATCAAAGCCCAACATAGGGCATAAAACCTCAACTTGAGTTCCAACTTGCGTTGGATCGCCCTTATAATGGATGGTCATGATTGTTAAACCCTGAGGGACAATTAAATTAGGTTCGGCCAATGCATGTGCAAAATGTCTCAATTGTTTTCTCTGATTTGGATCATCGATATAATGCATAAAGCGCTGATAGCTACGATAGAACCGACTTAATTCAAATTCATTGAGCTGTGCATCTTCCGTTCCCAAATAGGTTTTTGCCCAACTTGTCAAGGTTGCCATTTTAGGTGGTGGAAATTTTGCATCCGAAGGATCATAGAATTCCAATAAAAGATTTCCAAAATTTAGATTAATAAAAACTCGTGGCGTAATCAGTGTCTTAAAATGTTCCGCAACAGCTACAATCGTATTCTTATTTAAAAGTGGCGCAAGAGCTGCAAAAAGGCTTTGATTTAAATATGATGCCTTATTTAATACACCAATTCTAAAAAATCCGTGTGTATTTGGTTTTAATTCCTGCTTGCTAGCGAGACGTTCCACAAAATTTGGCGTCTTTTGTCCTAAAAATTCATCCAGTGCTACAGAAGGCATGCCTAGCTTTCCTGGATCTAAGGGATAACTCACAGGGCCTACCACATATTCTTTAGAAATTTTCCAACGAAGAACATCAAAAGATGCAATAAGTTGTTCTCTCCCTTGTAAAGCTAAATCAAGCTTTTGTGTTTTATCCGTAAGTGCCTCTGCGGCGTCTGTTACTGCTTTCTCAGTTTCCAAGACAGCTGTCTGACGAGATGCTTCACGTATTCTCTTAAATCTCGCATCATCCCATGAAATATCATGGCGCTTCTTAAAGCAACAAGGAAGTTCATACCCATCTGGCTGATCTGTTTTAAGTAGAAATCCAATATAATTGTGTGCTTCATTATCTGCTGCACCCGCTTTAGGTTTGCGTATCCAAACTGTTTCACCAATATCAGGTCTGGCCTTATTTCGTATTGTTTTACCGCCACAGAAAGGGCATGTATTGACTTCCTTCTTATCTCCATTGTAATCCACGCGACTCGCGTAATCAGCTTCTGTGATAGGAAGCTTATCCTTCAAACAAAATATACGACAGCACAGAAAATAATGTAAATCATTTGGATTTGAACCATAGCGCATAACTATAAATTGTTCATCCTTTCCTTTTGCAGCACGTATTGTTTCGGCCGTATTTGGTTTTCCATATTCAATAAAAGCTACTTTTCCTTCTGATTCCTGTGAAGCATATAGGCGCCTCATATTATCATATTCTGCCTGCGTATAAATTACAGGATATCTTTCATCCCATCCCGCGCATTTGCTACTATAGTGAAGTTTTCCAGGTTTTGGCACATAATCAAAAAGAGCAGGATCCAGTCTCTGGAGCTGTTTTATAAACCATTGACCAGAGATAACTTTTTCAGATTCTACTTGTTCTGGTTTTTCAGCCTTTTTGGTCGTTTTTGGTTGGGCTGTTGAAGGCGGTGGAGGAGCAGTAACTGGCGCGACTGTCAAACTAGGCATTTCTTCCTCAGCCATTTCCTCTAAACCCAAATCAACTGGAAAACGAACTTTACGAGACTGGCCTGTTTTTTCAGCAACCTTCTTTTCTTCCTGAAGTTCTTCTTGTTCCACAACGGCCGATGCCAAGGGAACTTTTGCAGTCATTTTAGTCGTAATTCCAGCCTCTATTAAAGCACTCTGCCACTGGTCTGCTGTCCCTTTGAATGCCAAATTAAATATACTGCACACGCGCAGAATATCTTGTATATTCACAGCACGAATATTATGGAGTTGTAGGGTAAATGAATTGGCTGAAAAGGAATACAGCGAAATATCAATACCAGGATTATCAAGAAAAATAAATTCCTTTCCTTCAGAGTCAGCCACTCCAACCTCAGTTTGTTTATCAATATATTCAGCAATATATTCAGTTGCTTCATCTACAGATATATCAAACTCTTTTGCGAGTTCTATTTTATATTCAGCCAGTCGCCCCTCTTGAACACCACGACGACTAATGACATAATTCAAAAAGCTTGTAATGCGATCTTGTGTTTTAAAATTACTTACAGCCTTATAGCGATAACTCAGAAATGGTTTTTGCGCATCCTCTTTTGGTGGAAGAACAGGCTGAAAAAGTGTATTAAGATAGTATAGACGCTCTGCGACCTGATTTTTTATATTCTTAGGGGGGAGCGTTTCAAAACTTATTTCAACATTAAGACTTGCTTTCCCAAGTTTAACAGACTGTAAAGTATAGGGCATTCCAACTGAAATTTTTTCAATAATAGTAGGTAAATCCGAGAGGTCCTTTGAGTAATCTAAAATACGCTGATCCTTGGGTGGCTGAATAACAAAATTTGCAGTTGTATCATCCGCAATATTTAGAGTCCCAAACAGTGGTCTCAAACCAAATTCCTCCCCTCGTAATAAAACCTTAATCATTAAGAGATTTTGATCTCCTATAGGGTTTGGTTCTGAACTCCATGTGCGTAAAAGTGCTGGATCATGAACTACAGGTGGCTGTAAAATATCTGGCTGAAAAAGTTTAGTTAGGCCGACTGTATTTGGAGTCAAGAGTCTCATATAGGGTTTTAGTTCATTTACAGGGGAGGAAAAAAAGAGTGTATCTACACCATCAAAAAATTTCTGATTTTCAGTATTTGTCCATTGGAGCATGAGATATTTTACACCACTTGTTTTCAGTTCAGGAAGATCAACCAAATCTAGCAAAGTATCTAGGAGACGAACTTGCTGAAGTTTGGCTGAAATATATTCAGCTGTTTTTTCAGCTTGTTTGGAATCCAGTTCTGTAAATTCTCCAGTGGCACTACGGTCCAAGGCTGGAAAATAGGGAAAAAACAGTCCATTCCAGTCAGTTTGGGAAATTGGTCCTGAAAATCCAGCTAGACGTTTTAGAAATGTGAAGGAATAAAAATGAAATACTGGAACTGCACCCATAGTCTGTAAAAATGCCTCTTCAATCGTTATACGTCCCAAAGAATTATAAAGAACTTGCTTTCTTTCCCCAGTTTCATAGACAAAATTACTTAGGGCTCGGCGATTTTGAAACACGTCGATTGGTTCTGGAATGCGAATTCTTTCTGTTACTCCCTCGGTGCTGGAAAACATTGAATACATGGCTGGAATAAATTCACCGTTATCTTCATATGCTAAATAACCATATTTAGGATAGAATTCTTTTTGTTGAGATTGGGAAATCCATAAAGCACGATGAATATCTTCAACTGTATGAAAAGGAGCTAGACCCTTTAGTTTAATGGTTCGCTCACCTGAAGTTCTGTGGAGGATGACAGTTATATCTCCAATAGGAGCTGTAAACTTTTCAAGAACAGGTGGTTTACCAAGTTTTTTAAAGAGTGTGCGGAGAGCCGAGTTCTCCATTCCTATTCTTATTTCTTCAAAAAGCTTGCTTGTTTGAGCGTGTATACTCTCAAATAAGAATATGATGTTTGTGGCACTAAAACATATTTCCTATGCGGAAATTTGTGCCTTCAGTATCTCGGGCAGGATCATATTTGGGGGAGTCTGTGATTTGAACACCGCAGTATAGAACTGGTTGACTTTTAAAATCTGTGGGTCTATAGAGATTTCTCTGTTCAGCTTCACGTAAAAGCCAGCCAAAATTATTCCAGAATTCAGGTTCATGGCCGATACTTTCCGTAATCATATGGGCCATTTCATGAAGTGCTACAAACATCATAACATTGGGGTCCACGAGTTTTTCAGACGAGTCACGCTGTCTTAGACACAAATGAACAGATTCGCCTTTATTAACACTATAGGAAGTGTGTTCGGCATCAGGAGTGCTTTCTAGAAATCTTTTTGGATCTGAACGGAAATTTTGAGAGAGGCGTTGAACCTGTTTTTTATTAGGATATGTTTGTAGCAAACTATCTGTTAGTGTAGATAAGTTAAGACGTAGTTTAGCAAGTAAATTGGCAGCTTCTTGCTTATCCGGGAGATCACGAACACGGTATTCTTGACCATCGACTGTGCTACGAACTAACACTGTTGGATATGTTGAACCTGTGCCAACTACATTTTGAAAAATGGAGGTCATTTGGCGCAGAACACTTTCTGAAAAATGAGCCATGGTGCTCCTCTAATTTACTTCTAGTCTTTGACTTTGAAATTTAACCTAGAATCTCTATTTTTAGTTCCTCAAGTATTCGTAACCATTCTTTTAATTCTTTTGTTATACCCTTTTGAACTCCACCATTTGCAAACGCAAAAATAGAATAGATGCTACGAAATGTATTATGTGTAATATTTACAGTTTTATAATATTCTTCTAGACTTTCAAGTGTAAAGGTATAAATTTCTTTTTTATGATTAAAGCGTATAATGTTTTGTAATTTACGAATCCATAAAAATATTCTTGTTTTTACAAATTGAATATCTTCAGGTGAGTGAGGTTTATCTAAAAGTTGAATTAATGGCTCGCGCTGTAAATATTGATTTACGTGTTCATTACAAATTGAGCAAGGCAGTGCTTTATCTAAATTTTTTAATAAAGAAAGAATTTTTTCAAAACACTTTTTTGTTTGTGTTTTATAAATTAAAAAATATAGTATTTTCCAGAGAAGGGGCCCCCAAACTTCGGGATCCTCTGGCCTTCTTTCACCTTCACGAAGTTCGTCCTGGCCACAACAAGGAACAAGTTGTCTTATATTCGGTTTTTTATCAAGTAATGAATCAGAACTCATTACTTGATAAATATGTTTTTTTAAAAAAAAATTAACACAAACTTTTGAAAATTAAATACCTTGATGTGCTTGCATATTTAAGAAAAGACCATCTATGCCGTAATTTTGTAAATTCCATGTAGACCAGTTGTGATTTATGTAATAGTTAAAAAATACTACTGGAACAGCTGGTGCATCATTTTCTACTAATAGTGTTGTTCGCAGGTTAACAACTTGAGTTGAGGTTAAACCAACATTTGAAGAATATAAACAGTTAATTTTGAAATACACTGGCCATGAATAACATATATTACAAAGAGTTGCAGCTTGATCTTCGCCCGCATAGTAAATTGGCCCACCCCCTGCCAAACCAAATGCCATTCGCTGTGTAGCAATATTAAATTGACGAAGCGCTAATACTTGATCATTAGGAAACACAAGTCTAGCAGGTAAAGAACCTGGTATAGTTATATCATCGGCACAAATTGTGTGTAAACACACATTGCTTTGATCAACTAATTGGCAATAAAGAGCAAAATGCTCAAAGTGAGGGCCTTCAACAATAGTAGATCTAAACGCTCCAAACGTAAATCCAACTTCTACACAAAATGTTGGATCTGTTGAAGTTCTTGTAAATGAAAGTCTTAATGGGCCTGAATTAGTGCCTGAAGCTTCAAATGTATTTGTTGACCAAAAAGTGCTAAATGGTGGTATCAAGTTTGGCTCGCATAATCTTTGTCCAATTACACCTACATTATTTACTGCTAGAGTGCTAACTTTATACTGTGGGAATGCCAAAGGAGGGCGAACGCCCCAGTTATAATCCGTGTAATCATAAAATTCCTTGATAGGATCGGTGTTTCCATACAAAACTTCCTTTGTGCTTGAGTTGTAATATAAAACACTTTGTGCGTTAGATAATAAACCAAGTCCAGTTGGCCCACGAATGGGGTCTACAAAGAAACTACTTGGTTGTGTGCTGTTTCTTGCATCACCTGAGGCATTTAATATGATTGTGTGCGCGTGTTGTATATTTGATCCTGCTCTGCGACCAATAGCAATTGAATTAGAACCTTGATTATTTACTCCAGCCTCACTTCCTATTGCGATGGCAAAAGAACTTTGTGTATTCGACCCTGCGCTCCTTCCAATTGCTATGGCATCTTGATCTTGACGAATATTACCTGCTGCGAAGCCAATTGCCACTGTATTAAACTGTTGATTTGAAAATCCAGCCCCCACACCAATACCTATTGTATTTGAACCTTGATTTATAAATCCTGCCTGCCAACCCATTGCAATTGCGCTATTTCCTTGAGTATTTGTTCCAGCTTCCGTGCCTATAGCTATAGAATTAGTGCTTTGTAAAGATTGACCAGCATATTTTCCTATAGCTACTGCTCCTGGATTTTGCAGATTACTTCCAGCTAAATCTCCAATCGCTACGCAAGATAATCCTTGTCTATTATGTCCAGCATAATCTCCTATGCTAATTGAATATGCGTCTTGGTTACTAGAGCCTGCTCTATTTCCAATAGCAACGGAATCGAAAATTTGATTTGAGTATCCTGCATAAAGACCAATTGATATAGCATTTGCGCCTTGATTTGAGTATCCTGCTTCTCGACCAATTGCTATAGCATTTGTGGCCTGAGTTGACCATCCTGCTAAACGACCAATCGCCACTGTGTTAGTGTTTTGATTTAACGAGCCTGCTTGTGGACCAAGTGCAACTGCGTAATTATTCTGTAAGTTATATCCTGCCTGGAAACCTAAAGCTATAGATTGTGTGCCCTGTGTATTAGAACCAGCCGCATATCCAAGAGCAATAGCATTTAGGTTTTGATTAGAATAACCTGCATTTAGGCCAACTGCTACTGCACTAGTGCCTTGATTTGAATATCCTGCAAGTCCTCCGATAGCAATAGCACTATTCATTTGTTTCTGTTCACCCGCATTTAAACCAATTGATATGGCATTACTACCTTGATTAGATAAACCACTAAAAGTTCCAATAGCAATTGCGTTGGTGCTTTGATTAGATAGCGCCGCACAATAACCTATAGCAACCGAAGTTTCTCCTTGATAGTAATATCCAGCCGCCCTACCAATCGCTATTGAATGTGCCTGCTGTAATTCAGAAGCGGCTAAATAACCAATAGCAATAGAGTCTTCTCCTTGTATATTTGATCCAGCTTGATTTCCAATAGCAATAGAGTCAAAATTTTGTGAATTTGATCCAGCGTAAGTGCCAATGGCTATAGAATTGGATCCTTGATTTGAATATCCTGCCTGGTCTCCAATCGCTACAGCAGATTGACCTTGCACAAAGTAACCAGCTTGTTTTCCCATTGCAACAGCATTACTATTTTGATTTGACGTTCCCGCTTGGAAACCAACAGCAACAGCAGATGTGCTTTGTCTAAATATACCTGCTTCATAGCCAATAGCAATTGCTAACCCCCCCTGATTACTTCTTCCTGCGGATTGTCCTATAGAAATAGCTTGGGCCCCCTGTGTCTGTTCTGCTGCAGCAAACCCCATGGATATTGCATAATTCCCTTGATTTGAACTTCCGCTATAACCTCCAAGTGAAATAGCATATGTCCCTTGACTAGATTCTCCTGATTGTAGCCCTATCGCGATTGCGCCCTCTAATTGTAAATTTTGTCCAGCACTGTCGCCAATTGCTACCGCATAAGTTGTTTGTGTATTTGATCCAGCCAAGTTACCAATTGCTACTGCAGAAATCCCTTGCAGTTGTTCTCCAGCACGACACCCTATAGCAACAGCATTCGTTCCTTGATTGTTACTAGCTGCGTAAAACCCAACACCAACACTACATTGACCTTGATTACTGCCTCCAGCATACCATCCTATACCAATAGCCTCTGTGCTCTGACTCACATAACCTGCTCTAACACCAACAGCAACCGCTCTAGTTGCTTGATTACTAGTTCCAGCATCATATCCTATAGCTATAGCCTCTAATTCTTGTTTACTAAACCCAGCCTCTCTACCAATAGCAATGGATTTTTCACCTTGCCCTATTGTTCCTGCAAAGGTTCCAATAGCAACTGCTTGCGTGCTCTGATTACTAGCTCCAGCAAATTGTCCCACAGCAACGGATAAATCTCTCTGAAGATTTGATCCTGCTGCAAAGCCTATAGCCACACTATTTGAGCCTTGAGCATTAACTCCCGCGTAAGCACCAACAGCAACCGAACCATTGCTTTGATTACTAAACCCAGCTTCTCTACCTATCGCAACTGCATTAGATCTTTGGCCTATTGCACCTGCGAGGTTACCAATCGCTATAGCAAAACTACTTTGATTGCTTGAACCAGCATCAAAACCAATCGCAATTGCTTGGTTGGCCTGTAAGTTATTTCCTGCTTCATAACCAATTGCTACGGAAAATGATGACTGATTTGATTCACCAGCCCTGAATCCAACTGCCACCCCAAACTGTTGCTGACCTATTTCGCCAGCTTCACAACCAATGTGAACTGTATTTCCACCAGGAACCCACACATTTGCCCCAGTGCTCCAATATAAATAATCTGAGTAACAAGATCCATTTGATAAAGTCGTTCCGCCTGCTGAAGGAGCAGTTCCATATACAATTTCTTTTGTTGTTGAGTTATAATATAGCACGTTACCAAATGTGCTTGGTCCACGAATAGGATCTACAAAGAAACTCCCATCTTGTGTGGCCGCTGGATTTGTGCTTGTTCCTGAAGCATTTAATATGATGTTTCTATTTCCAATCGCCCTTGGAACACCTGTATTAAAGCCTATAGCAATTGAATACTCTCCAATTGCTGATGCCGCACAATTTTCGCCAATAGCAATCGCGGCACGCCCAGCATTAGTTGCCATGGCACTATCTCCTATGGCAATTACACGACTTGAATTAACTGTCCCCCCCTTTCCAGCATTAGGACCAATAAATATACCATTGAAACCATTATTAGATTGTCCTGCCTGGTATCCAATAGCAATTACATCGCCACCTGCCCCTGAATTAGATAATGCCCTTTCACCTATAGCGATACTTCTAGATCCTAACTGATTTGCTCCAGCCTGTATTCCAATTGCGATTGAATTCCCAAATTGTGCGTTTGAACCAGCGTCAAGACCAATTGCTATTGCATTACTTGATTGCGCGTTTGAACCAGCGTTACGACCTATAGAAATTGAATTGGAATTCTGATTTGAAAATCCAGCATTTGAACCAATAGCAATTGAATTTGTGCTTTGTCTAAAATATCCAGCAAAAGTTCCTATTGCTATCGCATTATTTGCTTGATTACGCGCCGCCGCCTCATAACCCATAGCAATAGCGAAAGATGATTGATTGGAGTCACCTGCTCTATATCCAACCGCAATAGCAAACTGCTGTTGATTTGTTTCACCAGCTTCACAACCAATGTGAACTGTATTACTGCCTGGCACCCATTGGCTTGTTATATTATTCCAGAATAAATAATCCGAGTAGCATGTTCCATTGGCTAAATTTCCTGCTGGTCCAGTTGGCCCCGTAGTTCCTGTTGTAAAACCAACTGGGCCTTGTGGTCCTGTAGCTCCAGTGGGTCCAGTAAATCCTGTAAAGCCTGTTGGGCCTGTAAAGCCTGTTGGTCCTGTAAAGCCAGTTGGTCCTGTAGCTCCTTGAGCTCCAGTAGGCCCAGTAAAGCCAGTTGCTCCTGTGGGTCCTGTAGCTCCTGTGAAACCTGTAGGTCCTGTTCTGCCAGTAAATCCTGTTGGTCCTGTAAAGCCAGTTGGTCCTGTAGCTCCTGTGAAACCTGTTGGGCCTGTAGCCCCTTGAGCTCCAGTAGGCCCAGTAAAGCCAGTTGCCCCAGTGGGTCCTGTAGAACCTGTTGGGCCTGTAGCCCCTTGAGCTCCAGTAGGCCCAGTAAAGCCAGTTGCTCCAGTGGGTCCTGTAGCTCCTGTGAAACCTGTAGGTCCTGTTCTGCCAGTAAATCCTGTTGGGCCAGTAAATCCTGTAGAACCTGTTGGGCCTGTAGCCCCTTGAGCTCCAGTAGGCCCAGTAAAGCCAGTTGCCCCAGTGGGTCCTGTAGAACCTGTTGGGCCTGTAGCCCCTTGAGCTCCAGTAGGCCCAGTAAAGCCAGTTGCTCCAGTGGGTCCTGTAGCTCCTGTGAAACCTGTAGGTCCTGTTCTGCCAGTAAATCCTGTTGGGCCAGTAAATCCTGTAGAACCTGTTGGGCCTGTAGCCCCTTGAGCTCCAGTAGGCCCAGTAAAGCCAGTTGCCCCAGTGGGCCCTGTAGAACCTGTTGGGCCTGTAGCCCCTTGAGCTCCAGTAGGCCCAGTAAAGCCAGTTGCTCCAGTGGGTCCTGTAGCTCCTGTGAAACCTGTAGGTCCTGTTCTACCAGTAAATCCTGTTGGGCCAGTAAATCCTGTAGAACCTGTTGGGCCTGTAGCCCCTTGAGCTCCAGTAGGCCCAGTAAAGCCAGTTGCCCCAGTGGGCCCTGTAGAACCTGTTGGGCCTGTTGGGCCTGTAAATCCTGTAGAACCTGTAGGTCCAGTAAAGCCAGTTGCTCCTGTTGGCCCAGTAAATCCTGTGAAACCTGTTGGTCCTGTTCTACCAGTAAATCCTGTAGGTCCTGTAAAACCTGTTGGTCCTGTTGCTCCTTGTGCCCCAGTTGGACCAGTAAATCCAGTAGGTCCTGTGAAACCTGTAGGTCCTGTTGCTCCTTGTGCCCCAGTTGGACCTGTTGCTCCAGTAAACCCTGTGGGTCCTGTAAAACCTGCAGGTCCTGTAGCTCCTTGAGCCCCAGTAGGTCCAGTAAATCCTGTAGAAGATCCAGGTCCATAAACTACTTCTTTTGTTGTTGAATTATAATATAATAAAAAGTTATCTCCAGTTGGGCCACGGATAGGATTTACAAAGAAACTATTTGGTTGAGTGCTGTTTAGGGCATCATTAGAAGCATTTAATATAATTGTATTCGTATGCTGATTTAATGTTCCTGCATTTGGACCAATCGCAACCGCGTTGGGTCCCTGATTCGTTTGGCCTGCCAAATATCCAATAGAAATTGCGTAATTATTTTGAAGATCTTTTCCAGCTTCATTACCAATTGCCACAGCAGAAATTCCTTGAATATTTGATCCTGCTAAATTTCCAATTGCTATTGCCTGTGTTCCTTGATTACTATATCCTGCTACATTTCCAATAGCCACCGCATTTAGGTCTTGCGTAGCAAACCCTGATAGCATTCCTATTGCTATTGCATCAGCTCTCTGATTACTATGCCCAGCTTGTGACCCTATTGCGATAGCCTCTATTCCTTGTAAATTAGAACCAGACCTAAAACCTATTGCAATGGCATTTGAACTTTGCGCTATTGATCCAGCATTAAATCCAACTGCTATAGCATTAGTGCTTTGTGTTGTTATGCCAGCATTAAATCCAATTGCTATAGCATTTGAACCCTGAGTATTTGATCCAGCATTAAATCCAACTGCTATAGCATTTGAACCCTGCGAATTTGATCCTGCATGTCTTCCAATACCTATTGCTTGTGCCGATTGGTTGCTTTGTGCTGCTCTCCACCCTATTGCAACTCCATACAATCCTTGATTTGAATATCCTGCCCTAAATCCTATAGCCAATCCACCCTGCTGTTGGTTACTTGCCCCAGCGTCATACCCAATAGCCAATGCCTCTAATGATTGACTCTCTATAGCCGCCCCCCTGCCAATAGCAATTGATCGTGTTCCTTGATTATTTTGTCCAGCATTAGAGCCAATTGCAATTGAGTTTGTGCTTTGATTACTTTGTCCTGCCTGAAATCCTAGTGCTATAGCATAAGTATCTTGATTTGACTCACCTGCTTTATAACCAATTGCTACCGCATATTGCTCTTGATTCACTTCACCTGCCTCACAAGCAATATGAACAGTATCGCCACCAGGTAACCATTGACTGCTTGTATTATTCCAATATAAATAATCTGAGTAGCATGTTCCATTTGCTAAATTTCCTGCTGGTCCAGTTGGCCCCGTAGTTCCTGTTGTAAAACCAACTGGGCCTTGTGGTCCTGTAGCTCCTGTTGGGCCAGTAAACCCTGTAGGTCCTGTAAAGCCAGTTGCTCCTGTGGGTCCTGTAAACCCTGTAGAACCTGTTGGGCCTGTTGCTCCTTGAGCTCCAGTGGGTCCTGTAGAACCTGTTGGGCCTGTAAAGCCAGTTGCTCCTGTGGGTCCAGTAAATCCTGTAGCTCCAGTAGGTCCTGTGAAACCTGTTGGGCCTGTAAAGCCAGTTGCTCCTGTGGGTCCTGTAAATCCTGTAGAACCTGTTGGGCCTGTAAAGCCAGTTGCTCCTGTGGGTCCTGTAAATCCTGTAGAACCTGTTGGGCCTGTTGCTCCTTGAGCTCCTGTGGGTCCTGTAGAACCTGTTGGGCCTGTAAAGCCAGTTGCTCCTGTGGGTCCAGTAAATCCTGTAGCTCCAGTAGGTCCTGTGAAACCTGTTGGGCCAGTTCTACCAGTAAATCCTGTTGGGCCAGTAAAGCCAGTTGCTCCTGTAGGTCCAGTAAATCCTGTAGAACCTGTTGGGCCTGTAAAGCCAGTTGCTCCTGTGGGTCCTGTTGTTCCTGTGAAACCTGTAGGTCCTGTTGCTCCTTGGGCTCCAGTGGGTCCAGTGAAACCTGTAGGTCCTGTTGCTCCTTTGGCTCCAGTAAATCCTGTAGAACCTGTTGGGCCTGTAAAGCCAGTTACTCCAGTGGGTCCTGTTGTTCCTGTGAAACCTGTAGGTCCTGTTGCTCCTTGAGCTCCAGTGGGTCCAGTGAAACCTGTAGGTCCTGTTGCTCCTTGGGCTCCAGTAGGCCCTGTAAATCCTGTAGAACCTGTTGGGCCTGTTGCTCCTTGAGCTCCTGTAGGCCCAGTAAAGCCAGTTGCTCCAGTGGGTCCAGTAAAGCCAGTTGCTCCAGTGGGTCCAGTAAATCCTGTAGCTCCAGTAGGTCCTGTGAAACCTGTTGGGCCAGTTCTACCAGTAAATCCTGTTGGCCCAGTTGCTCCTGTAGGTCCAGTAAATCCTGTAGAACCTGTTGGGCCTGTAAAGCCAGTTACTCCAGTGGGTCCTGTTGTTCCTGTGAAACCTGTAGGTCCTGTTGCTCCTGTAGGTCCAGTAAATCCTGTAGAACCTGTTGGGCCTGTAAAGCCAGTTACTCCAGTGGGTCCTGTTGTTCCTGTGAAACCTGTAGGTCCTGTTGCTCCTTGAGCTCCAGTGGGTCCTGTAAAACCTGTTGGGCCTGTAAAGCCAGTTGCTCCTGTAGGTCCAGTAAATCCTGTAGAACCTGTTGGGCCTGTAAAGCCAGTTGCTCCTGTGGGTCCTGTTGTTCCTGTGAAACCTGTAGGTCCTGTTGCTCCTTGGGCTCCAGTGGGTCCAGTGAAACCTGTAGGTCCTGTTGCTCCTTGGGCTCCAGTAGGCCCTGTAAATCCTGTAGAACCTGTTGGGCCTGTAAAGCCAGTTGCTCCTGTGGGTCCTGTTGTTCCAGTGAAACCTGTAGGTCCTGTTGCTCCTTGGGCTCCAGTAGGCCCTGTAAATCCTGTAGAACCTGTTGGGCCTGTTGCTCCTTGAGCTCCTGTAGGCCCAGTAAAGCCAGTTGCTCCAGTGGGTCCAGTAAAGCCAGTTGCTCCAGTGGGTCCAGTAAATCCTGTAGCTCCAGTAGGTCCTGTGAAACCTGTTGGGCCAGTTCTACCAGTAAATCCTGTTGGCCCAGTTGCTCCTGTAGGTCCAGTAAATCCTGTAGAACCTGTTGCTCCTTGGGCTCCAGTGGGTCCAGTGAAACCTGTAGGTCCTGTTGCTCCTTGGGCTCCAGTAGGCCCTGTAAATCCTGTGAAACCTGTAGGTCCTGTTGCTCCTTGGGCTCCAGTGGGTCCAGTGAAACCTGTAGGTCCTGTTGCTCCTTGGGCTCCAGTAGGCCCTGTAAATCCTGTAGAACCTGTTGGGCCTGTAAAGCCAGTTGCTCCAGTGGGTCCTGTAAATCCTGTAGAACCTGTTGGGCCTGTAAAGCCAGTTGCTCCAGTGGGTCCTGTAAATCCTGTAGAACCTGTTGGGCCTGTAAAGCCAGTTGCTCCAGTGGGTCCAGTAAAGCCAGTTGCTCCAGTGGGTCCAGTAAATCCCGTAGAACCTGTTGGGCCTGTAAAGCCAGTTGCTCCTGTGGGCCCTTGAGCTCCAGTGGGTCCTGTTGTTCCTGTGAAACCTGTTGGGCCAGTTCTACCAGTAAAACCAGTAGGCCCAGTAAAGCCAGTTGCTCCAGTGGGTCCAGTGAAACCTGTTGGCCCTGTTGCTCCTTGAGCCCCAGTGGGTCCAGTGAAACCTGTTGGTCCTGTTGCTCCTTGAGCTCCAGTGGGCCCTGTGAAACCTGTTGCTCCAGTGGGTCCTGTGAAACCTGTTGCTCCAGTGGGTCCTGTGAAACCAGTTGGCCCAGTTGCTCCTTGAGCTCCTGTAGGCCCTGTGAAACCTGTTGGCCCAGTTGCTCCTTGAGCTCCTGTAGGCCCTGTGAAACCAGTTGGCCCAGTTGCTCCTTGAGCTCCTGTAGGCCCTGTGAAACCTGTTGCTCCAGTGGGCCCTGTGAAACCAGTTGGCCCAGTTGCTCCTTGAGCTCCTGTAGGCCCTGTGAAACCAGTTGCTCCAGTTGCTCCTTGAGCTCCTGTAGGCCCTGTGAAACCTGTTGCTCCAGTGGGCCCTGTGAAACCAGTTGGCCCAGTTGCTCCTTGAGCTCCTGTAGGCCCTGTGAAACCAGTTGCTCCAGTTGCTCCTTGAGCTCCTGTAGGCCCTGTGAAACCAGTTGGGCCTGTTGCTCCTTGAGCTCCTGTAGGCCCTGTGAAACCAGTTGGCCCAGTTGCTCCTTGAGCTCCTGTAGGCCCAGTAAAGCCAGTTGCTCCAGTGGGTCCTGTGAAACCTGTAGAACCTGTTGGCCCAGTTGCTCCAGTAGGTCCTGTTGCTCCTTGAGCTCCAGTAGGCCCAGTAAAGCCAGTTGCTCCAGTGGGTCCTGTTGGTCCTTGAGCTCCTGTAGGCCCAGTAAAGCCAGTTGCTCCAGTGGGCCCTGTTGTTCCTGTGAAACCTGTTGGTCCTGTTGCTCCTTGAGCTCCTGTAGGCCCAGTAAAGCCAGTTGCTCCTGTGGGTCCTGTTGTTCCTGTGAAACCTGTTGGACCTGTTGCTCCTTGAGCTCCAGTAGGCCCTGTAAACCCTGTAGGCCCAGTAAAGCCAGTAGCTCCAGTGGGTCCTGTAAATCCTGTAGCTCCAGTAGGTCCAGTAAAGCCAGTAGCTCCAGTGGGTCCTGTGAAACCTGTAGAACCTGTTGGCCCAGTAAAGCCAGTTGCGCCTGTTGGCCCAGTTCTACCAGTAAATCCTGTAGGTCCTGTAAAGCCAGTTGCTCCTGTAGGCCCAGTAAAACCTGTAGAACCTGTTGGGCCTGTTACACCTGTTGGCCCAGTTCTACCAGTAAATCCTGTAGGCCCTGTGAAACCCGTTGGCCCTGTTGCCCCTTGTGCACCCGTAAATCCAGTAGGCCCTGTTGCTCCTGTAGGCCCCGCGCCCCCTGCACTAGATCCAGGTCCATAAACGATTTCTTTTGATGTTGAATTGTAAAACAACACAAAATTATCACCAGTTGGTCCACGAATAGGATTTACGAAGAAACTATTCGCTTGAGTGCTATCCACTACATCATTTGATGCATTTAATATAATTGTGTTCGTATGTTGATTTAATCTTCCTGCATATGAGCCTATTGCAATCGCATTAGCGCCCTGATTTGATTGTCCAGCATAGAATCCAATAGATATTCCATAATTATCTTGAAGATGTTTTCCTGCTTCGTTACCAATTGCTATTGCGTAATCCCCCTGAGTATTACAACCTGAATTAAAACCCATACTTACAGCACTAATACCTTGATTACTATGGCCTGCATAATATCCAATACTTGTTGCTGTTTCTGATTGATTACAATATCCAGCAAACCAGCCCATAGCAATTGTATTACGATCTTGATTAATATATCCTGCTCTTATTCCTATGGCAATAGCCGCATTACTTTGATTACTAAATCCAGCATCATATCCTATTGCTATAGATTCTAGTTTTTGTTTAAAGAATCCAGCTCTTCTACCAATTGCTATTGATTTTTCGCCTTGACCTTGAGCACCAGCCAAAAGACCAATTGCAACTGCTTGTGTGCTTTGATTACTTGTTCCTGCATATGAACCTATAGCTACAGAATCAACTCTTTGAAGATTTGATCCCGCTAAAAATCCTATAGCTACACCATATGTGCCTTGATTGATCGCCCCAGCAAACCTACCGATGGCTACTGCTGAATTACTTTGGTTACTTGTTCCAGCATCATACCCTATTGCAATAGCATCCTGTTCTTGTGTATTTGAGCCAGCTTCTCTGCCAATAGCAATGGCGTTACTTCCTTGTCTTACTTGACCAGCATTCGCACCTATAGATACCGCAAAACTTGACTGATTTGATTCACCAGCTTGGAATCCAATTGCTATAGCATACTGCGCTTGTCCAACTTCACCTGCTTCACAAGCAATATGGACAGTATCACCTCCAGGTTGCCACTGACCACTTGTATTATTCCAATATAAGTAATCTGAATAACATGCGCCATTAATAAAATTTCCTGCAGGTCCAGTCGGCCCTGTTGTTCCTGTTGTAAAACCAACAGGCCCCTGTGGCCCCGTAGCTCCTGTGAAACCTGTTGGTCCTGTAAATCCTGTAGGCCCTGTGAAACCTGTAGAACCTGTTGGCCCAGTAAACCCTGTAGGCCCTGTGAAACCTGTTGCGCCAGTTCTACCAGTAAACCCTGTAGGTCCTGTAAAACCTGTTGTTCCTGTTGGCCCTGTTGCTCCTTGAGCTCCAGTGGGTCCAGTGAAACCTGTAGAACCTGTTGGACCAGTTGCTCCTTGAGCTCCAGTGGGTCCAGTGAAACCTGTAGAACCTGTTGGTCCAGTAAAGCCAGTTGCTCCAGTGGGTCCAGTGAAACCTGTAGAACCTGTTGGACCAGTTGCTCCAGTGGGCCCTGTAAATCCAGTAAATCCAGTAGGGCCAGTAGCTCCCTGTGCTCCTGTAGTTCCTGTGAAACCTGTAGGACCAGTAGCTCCTTGTGCCCCTGTAGCTCCTGTGGCTCCTGTGGCTCCTGTAGGTCCTGTGAAACCAGTAGGACCAGTAGCTCCTTGTGCTCCTTGAGCTCCAGTAGCTCCAGTAGGTCCCGTAGTTCCAGTAAATCCTGTAGGGCCAGTAGCTCCCTGTGCTCCTGTAGTTCCTGTGAAACCTGTAGGCCCTGTGAAACCTGTAGAACCTGTTGCTCCTTGAGCTCCAGTAGCTCCAGTAGGTCCCGTAGTTCCAGTAAATCCTGTAGGGCCAGTAGCTCCCTGTGCTCCTGTAGTTCCTGTGAAACCTGTAGGCCCTGTGAAACCTGTAGAACCTGTTGCTCCTTGAGCTCCAGTAGCTCCAGTAGGTCCTGTGAAACCCGTAGAGCCTGTCCTGCCTGTCGGGCCTATTGAGCCTGTAAACCCTGTCCCACTTCCACCCCCCCCTCCTCCTGCAATCCATAAGGAACCACCATTACCATCAGAACCTAATACATAATTCAAAGGCGGTGTTGATAATAAAACAGAATTGGTGCTACAAAACGTATTTTTATACACCTCCTGTAGCCTGGGAGGGTAAATTACTGGCATTCTAACTAAACTTTGTAAAATTCTCAATCAAAAAAAATACGATTTATAAATTTAGTTATCAAAAAAAAATAAATAATAATGAATCTTATAAATATTTATATGGGCCATCGCCTTTTAGCTTACATAATTCCTTGATTGGCTCTACATCTAAGCTTGCACGTTTTCCATACACAGACCAAAAGAACTTTCCTGGATCTCCATACACATAAAAAGAATTATTTTTTACTTCTGAAACATTTAAATTTCTGATACAACCATTATAAATAGGAGTTACTTGAACCGTAAAATCTGAGGCAAGTTTTTCTACATAACTTGGTAAAACTATAATAGTATAATTTGTATTTTCTTCTATAATTCCATGACCCCTATAATATACACCCGCCTCAGGACCCTCTAGGCAGCCATGAACTAAATACCTCTTTTTATCTTCTGGATGATCAATAACAAATGTTTTTGTTGTATTATAAGTAATCTCTTTAGTAGTGCTATTATAGCACAAAAGAGCAGTACTCATAGTAGAAAGCCTTATAGGATTTACAAAAAAACTATTATTCTGTGAACCATCTAATACAGTGCCAGAGGCATTTAATACTATTGTGCTGAAACCTTGGTTTGTCTGACCAGCTAAGGTCCCAATAGCTATAGAATTAGATCCTTGATTTGTCTCCCCTGCTCGCGCACCTATTGCAATTGCATTTCGATTTTGACTTGAATTACCTGCATTTGAACCAATTGCAATTCCATTTGTTTTTTGAAAATTAATACCAGCATCTGCACCTATGGCTATTGCGGCAATGCCCTGTTCTTGATAACCTGCAAAAGAACCAATACTAATAGCATAATCTCTTTGCCCATTTCTAGCTGCAGACACACCAATTGCCAGACATGAAAACCCCTGGCTAGCATTTGCAGTATCATAACCAAGAGCGATTGAATAAGCTCCCTGATTATTTTGTGCTGTTAACCATCCAATCGCAATTGATTGTTCTTGTTGAGTATTTTGGCCAGCATTTAATCCTACTGCAATAGCGCTATTCCTTTGATTACTCATACCAGCAAAATTACCGATTGCAATAGTATTATCAGCTTGTAACGAATATCCAGCCTGTGTTCCAATAGCAATACCGCGTTGATTTCTCCATCCAGCCCCAGAACCAATCGCAATCGCATTATTTATTTGATTACAAAATCCCGCAGTGCTACCAATGGCAACTGTATTACACCCTTGATTTGAAAATCCCGCCTGATCACCAACAGCAATTGAAAACTGAGCTTGTCCCGTATTAGCTGCCGAAAATCCTATAGCAACAGAGTTTGACTGTTGTAATCTCATACCTGCTTGATAACCAATTGCCACTGAATTTATTTGTTGTTGAGAAGCGCCAGCAACTGCTCCAATTGCTATAGAATTACTACCTTGCGATGTTTGTCCTGCCCCACAGCCAATGTGAATCTGATTTCCGTCTACTTTCCAATTAGACCCATCCCAATATAAATAACTAGAATAACAAGACCCGTCGGGAGGAAATTCACAACAACCTAACCCATATACAACTTGAAACTGGTGAAGCAAGGTCAATTCACCTGCTTCCATATTTGGCTGTCTTTCTGTGATTACGTTTAGATTATACTTTTATATCCTAAACATAATCAATCAATTTATACTATAATATTTCAGCACCTAATACCACGTATGATTACCAGTTACCAATAAAGGTTTTACATAAATATTACCAATACTGCTTATTTCGTCATTACTTTGAACATATCCTGTAGTTTGCAAAGATGAGCAAGTGGATAACCATTGAGAAGTTCCTACCCACTGAAACTTTGTCATGTATGGAATAGTAAATGTATTTAAATTATCATTAGGTGGAACATTTCCATAATTATTCGTCCATGACCATAGATCAACAGTAACAGGAAATTTATAATTGCTTGATGGTTCTTCTACAAACATATATAGACTACTACAAGTTCCATATTGTAAATAATTTTTGGCTGTGCTGGTATGAATTGAAGAACAATAGGATGTGCTTGGCAAAATATTATAAACACCTGCTCCAAGTTTTTCTCCTGGTGCCATGTAAATATTATAATAATTTCTTACAATTGGTGGTAAAAATGAAGGCTGAATAGGTATCGGAGAAATACCACCATTCTGAGAATCCGCCGTAACCCAATATGGCCTCCATAATGCTGTTGTGGGCTGATCAATTACAAACCCTGGTGTAATAAGTCCTGGAATACCAGGACCTATATGTGCTGGTAATGAAAATGGGGCGGTTGGACCTTCCGCTCCCTTTGGACCTGTGTAACCTGTTGGACCTGTTGGCCCTGTTGGCCCTGTTGGCCCTGTTGGCCCTGTGTAACCTGTTGGCCCTGTGTAACCTGCTGGACCAGTGGGACCAGCCAATCCTATATTGGTAAAAATGTGTGAATATGTATTTCCAGATTGGAAATAAATAAGAGCTTGGTGACTATTATTATTTAAATTTCTTGATGTAATTACAATCTGAAATAGATTATATGAACTCAGATCTATAGGATTAGAAATAATCAAATCTAGATCGATTTTTTGTGGAGATGTAGTTTCAAACAGATAATCTAAATCGGAACCATTTGTGACAAGATTCACATAAGTTCCATCAACTATTTTTCTACCCAAAAGATAAAATCGTAATCCAATTTTATTTGCATCATTTGCTGTTCCTGCTTTTGCATATAGACCCATAGTCCATATACCTGGAGGTAAAAAGCCGTTCAGATTAGGTATATCTGATTTGGCGATTGCAAATTGAACAACTGGAACATCTACTGTTTGAGAATTTGGTGTTGTAAAACTTATAGTAGTCTGTGGCAATGAAAGATCGGCAGAAGTTGCTAATAAACTTACATCTGTATTTTGCGTTGGGCTGTATGATATTGCAGAAGGATTTTGGAATAATTGACCTGTTATTATGCCCTCTAGAGCTGCAGGAGTTAAAGGTGTTAAGGCAGGAGTTGTATCTTGAGAATAATTCATATATAAAACTAAACCTCCGCCTCTCCCTGATTGTCCCGCAGGACCAGTTAGTCCTGCGGCCCCTGTTGGACCTGTATAGCCAGTTGGGCCTGTATAACCTGTTGGACCCGTGTAACCTGTTGGGCCTGTATAACCTGTTGGTCCTGCGAGTCCTGTTGGGCCTGTATAACCTGTTGGGCCTGTATAACCTGTTGGACCCGTGTAACCTGTTGGGCCTGTATAACCTGTTGGACCCGTGTAACCTGTTGGACCTGTTGGACCTGTGTAACCTGTTGGACCTGTGTAACCTGTTGGACCTGTTGGACCTGCTGGCCCCTCATTTCCAGCCGCTCCTCCAACCTGATTAAATGATCGTATATCAGTAATATCTCTAATTATTGCCTGAAAGACATTTGTATAGGAATTTTTCAATTCAAATATGACACGCGCCAAGGGACGAAATTCTACAATTGGAAATCCAGTTAGGTCTAAATCTGACCAAAGAACTTGCTGTGCTAATTCTAAACTTGAATATTCTGCCTGTCCCATAACTGAAATTACAGGAGTTCCAACCATGTTTGTTGCAGCAATAAAATATATTACATATTTACCATTTGACCCCACTGTTGTAGACCAGGTGCCAGCAGTATTAAGATTGTAATCTGGATAAGTTCCATATAAAATTGGATAGTTAGTCACAGTAGATTTTCTCCAGGCACCATTTGATCCTTCACGATATACAACAGGTATTTGGCCAGGGCCACTAATTTGTTGATTCCACACTGGGTCAGTTGATGGATAGTTAATATCAACTTGTAAATCTTCATCAAAAAATGTTCCATCCGCCACATTTATCTGTCCATCAGTTATGGATGAACCCGTCTGAGTTGCTCTTAAACTTACACCTAAACCGTTAGCTATAGCTGCCCCACGAGTTCTGTGTAAATATTCATGAGTTTGCCAATCTAAAACAATTCCGTGTCTTTCATCAAATACCATGGCTTCGGTAGGATGTGCTGAATTATAGTAGATATAAGCAGTAGGGGCTTGTGCATCCCAAACAAAGAAAGTAGTCTGATTACCTAAATTACCAGTAGTGTCAAAATAAATGTAATATAGTCCAGTTGTAGGGGAAATTGTTGTTGTCAGTGATGTTGATTTAGTAAATAAATTTCCTGCAACCCATACGTTATATGATGATGAACTAGGTTGAATTGTAAATTCTCTTGTTGACGTATTAAATGATATATCAGAATCAAGACGAACTTGATGACCCATAGGTTCCTGCGTAACTTGTTGGATAAGTGTGTTATAAGGGCCAGTTGGTCCTGTTTCACCTACATAACCTGTTGGCCCTGTGGGGCCTGTGCAGCATGGCCCAGTTGGACCTGTGTAACCAGTTGGGCCTGTTTCTCCTGTGTAACCAGTTGGCCCTGTGTAACCAGTTGGTCCTGTTTCTCCAGTATAACCAGTTGGGCCTGTGTAACCAGTTGATCCTGTTTCTCCAGTATAACCAGTTGGACCTGTAGGGCCTGTGCAGCATGGTCCCGTGGGCCCTGTGCCTCCTGTAGCACCAGTATTCGATGCAACACCATCTTCACCTTTTGCGCCAGTAGGTCCTGGACAACATGGTCCGGTAGGTCCAATAATACCAGGGGCACCTGTAGGCCCAATGGGCCCTGCAGTTCCATTTGTTGGTCCACAACAACCTTGGACAATTTTACATTGTCTTTTTCTTATTAATTCCCCCGAGTTCATAAAAATCTCTAACTTGCTACTCAAAAAACTTTTTACTTCTTTAAATCAAAGATTGTAAATCAAAGATTGTAAATCAAAGACTTTAAAAAAAGTTTTTATAATATATTAAATAATATAACAAAAACTTTTTTAATCAAAATACCTTTCTAATTAATTTCCAAGGGACGACGGTTTGTATCAGGTTGGATAGTCGATTGGTTGAAGATACTCACTGGGATCTGAGGATTGGGGGGCTCAGAGCGGAGTTGCCAGTTGGCGTTACGCAAGCTCTGTCCAACAGTGTTTACACCAATCAAGGCACCAGCACTCAAAAAGTTCTTACCCTTCAAAGAACCAGGGCCCATGGGGTTTTGCTCTGCCCACACGCTGTTCTGGTCCTTGGGCAACAACTCACTAGGTGTCAATTGATCGCGGGGGTAGCATCCAGCAGGTTGTTGGGCACTGCCAAAGTTCGCGGGGCCCTCCATACTCGCCAAGTCCTGGAATCCCTCTGTGGGAGCAGGGAACGCGCTTTGTTTCAAGTTACTTCCAGCGGCATTAGGGTTGCCATACTCATTATTGACATTGACGCGTCCAGGATTTGCCATTTGACCGGGGCCAGCATTTCCATTACTTACTGCGTCAGGGGCGCCACTAGGTCCATTTTGGAAACCCTCACACACTCCAGTCTCCTTATTACGAGCCTGTCCTGCAGGGCAACCATCCTCGCCCATACCCATATCAGCTTGGAAACCGCTTGTCATATCAGAAAAGCCTTGTGTAGTTCTCATTAGACCAAAAAATGTGGGATCAACTAAATATACTAAAGCACCAAAAACAACTACGACCAATAAGCCAGTGATGAAATTGTTGCTACCAGACATTCGGTCTTCTGTTCTAGTGCTAGTGTATAAATTTCAAATCAACCAAAACCGTAATTTTATTCCTCATCACTCTGATCCACTTCCGTTTGGGCCTCCTCCTCATCTTCCTCAGGATATACGCCATAACGCTCTTCATAACGCTGAGCGATTCTCTCAGCCCTATAGCGGGCAAGTTTAGCCTTTAAACGTGCCTCACGAACACGCTTTCTGTATTTTTCACGAGCCAAATCCTGGTCAATTTCCAACCGGAGAGTCGGTGAATCAGAAAATGGTAGGACCAGGTCACTAATTTCTTGAAGTCTATCACTCTGAGCACCATGATCTCTTCTAGCCAAGAGTCGGGCAGTATCATTCATTGTCGCATCATATCCTCTTTGAGGCTCTTTGAGTGAAATCTCACGAATAGATGGATCATCCGCTAGTTTTTCTTCAAATTCTGGAATCCGGGTAGTTTTCCTGATTTTGTAAGAAGGACTCCAGTGTATCTCAAAATTCGGCATATCTACTACAACTTTTGTCGGGATCCAAACTATAATCCACTCTTCATCTTCTTCTTCTTGTGTAAGACCGGCCACATGCGCCTTTTCATCTTCCGTATTCTTTACATTGATCAAAAATCTTACAAGTGTCGGAGGTTTTACAAAACACCCACTACAATCTTGAAGCCATCTCTCATAAATACGTTTTGTTACAGAAGGGTTTAAAATCTCTTCTGGAAGTTTAAATACATCTTTATTATTTACACTATCCCAATTGTCTGATATAGTCATCCCCTCAACATAAATAGGAGGTTCTTCATTACGATTTTCAGAAGTTTGTGTGTAAATTGTATTAAATATATACATCATTCCACCAGTAACAGCATTTTTTTGAGTCTTAAATTGCGATGAAAAGTAAGCCATAATTCTATGCGTATCTTTGAAGTTTGTTTTTAAATAGTTAACGTATAGAATTATCATGAAGCATTCGGATAGTGCTTCCGTCACTTCAAATCATTCGCCAAATAAAAAAGAATGGCTACATAAATGGATTCAAAAAATCAGCCAGACATTACAAACGGATGAAAATAAAAAAATGCTCCAAGTATTTATCATTGATCCTGTATTAAATCACATTTTTGAAAGATTATTTCCATATATTGTTATCATGTGCGTTTTATTTGTATTATTAACTATAATGATAGCACTTATTCTTCTTCTAGTTTTTACAAGATTGCCTGGGGCATTAGGTGTAAAGTCTATATCATAATGTGCGCTTCTATGTGACCTTATCTTTTGATAAAAAGATTAGATAGTAGGAATGCAACAACCCTCTCAAAATGATCTTACGACCTGGGTTCGTAGTTATGTTCATTATGATAATTTAGCTAACAATTACTCAAAACAAGCTAGTGGAGCTCGTAAACTTCGCGATGAATATGAAAATAAAATTATCCAAAATCTCCGTGCGAATCGCATGGAAAATGCTATCATTCAAGTTTCAGGGGCGCATTTACAGGTCACAGAAAATAAAACGGCCCCCGCATTAACACTGCCCCGCCTTGAAACATATTTAAAAAAATATTATGCTCAGAAAGGCTCAGGTGTTGATGAAACAGAAGCGATTCTCCGGTTCTGTCGTATTCAAAAACAGAATGAAACACAAACTACTGCATGTCTAAAAAAAACTCCCGTGTCTTCTAATATACCACCCCCACCCCCTCCACCAAATAGTTTAAAGTAAAATCAATAGTATTTATTAATACGAACAAGTTAATCTTGTCCTAATTCTTAGATGCAGAAACAGCGTGAGAATCATTTTGTGGCCCAAAATCTAGTTTCTTCCAAATACAAGCAAGCTAAAAAACAAGAGTATCTTTCATGGGTAAATCAATTCAATCCTAATTTTTTTTATGAATTTATTGAGAATGGTCTAATCCCTTTTGTTAATAAATATGGTTACAGTATTTGTCTCAGTTCAGATACACTTGTAAAATATCTCCAAGAGTGGGCATTTTCTTTAGTATACATAAATCATCATAAATCATTTCAAATTGAACGAGATTATGTATATTGTTTTCATAATGGTGGCATGGAAGATTTTGATTATTTTACATTTAAAATTTCACCGGACGACTGGAATGAATTCCTAGATGTTTGGTCTGAATCTGAATTTTTTGATGATTCAGAGGCTGGCTTTGATCAACGTGCAGAGTTCTACATGTTTACTTGGAGAGTCATTGATTTATATAATAGTAAAACTTACAAAAAATATATTATGCAACAGGAAGCCGACGACGAATATTATGATGATAACGGTATTTTTCTGTCACATCATACAAATGAAGAGTCTATGGCTTATGGCGGTGATCGTAGAACATATTCTTGAGAAATAATAAATATAAGTTAATTTAATATATTTTAAATCATAAATAAATTAATTTATCTATTTATGATTTTATACTTATTTATTTTGCAATAGGTTAAGAACTCCAAGTATTCTTATTGAATGGCAAAATTCCTATCGAGTTTGCTTCACCGCGATATTTAGAAACCTTCTTTTGGAATTCTAATTCTCCAGGACTCAACGGCGCACCTTCGCCTGTTGTTACAACTGTAGCATCATGTTCCTTCTGATCGGGTTTTATACCATAGCAATTTACACCAAAGCGTAATTCAGGATTATCAAAGAATCCTCCATTTAGACCTGGTCTTCCACATGCATCGCGTTGATCAGGATCGCCATTTTGTAGATTTTCCCAAGTATCTTTCTGTGTTGGATATACGGCCATTTGTCCCTTTGTCCACCCATAATTACACCAGTCAGCACCTCCCTCATATGCAGCCTTTACTTGATCATATGTTGCTAATTCAGCACCCAATGCTTTACACAAAGGCTCTGCATCATAATATGTATAACTGTTCTTACTGATATTAAAAACCTCTTGACGTCCGGGCAGTATTTTTTCAACCAATTTCTGTTCCTTTACAGTATCATCTTGTGGAGCTTCGGGTTTATCTGTTACGGGCGGTTGATCCGAAATAGTGGCGGGAATAGGTGGTGTTTTCTCTGCACCAAAGGCCTGGCGTATTTTATCATATAATACACTAAAGCCCTCACCAATTTGTTGCCAATAAAAAGCTACAAATGCAACTAAAATAAAGAAAAATCCAATAATTAAAACTTGACTACCAGTTGGGCCCTTCTTAAAAATACCAGCAGATGCATTTGTATTTCCAGCTACAGCATTGACTTTATTTACAGCTGTATTAAATAAAGATGTAGCTGTATTTAAAGCACTATTTGCTACAGCAACTACTGCATTATTTTTTTTATTCAGGCCCAAATTTACAGCATTAAATAAAGATGCTCCAGGAGCCGGAGATCGAATGCTATTCATCTTCTACTTGATGAGCTCTTCTTCTTACCGATATTCTTTTTAATAATTTTGAAAATCTTAATCAAATCTTTCATCATAAAAACCTTATAAAGATATAGAATAGAGGATTTTATTTTTTCTCTAGTGGCAAGGTGTTTCGTATATGTTCTTGAAATGCTAATACACTAACATCAGGATACATTTTACCCTTATAGTCAGACAGTTTAGGAAATGCTATACCATACCCATAACAATTTGGTCCAGCATTTACAGTAGCCGTTTCAGAATTATAATTTAATTTCATACACCCTATTTCCCTTGCTTTAAAACCAATACAGCTAATGATTTTAGTGCATTTATTGAGATTTTTATAAAGTTCAAGAGTATCATTAAAGGAAATTAGTTTTAAATGTTTGAAAGATCCTGCTAAAATAGAATCGGCTATTTTTTCAGAGGCTTCTTTTATACCACTTGGATCACCATCACGTGCAAATATAAATGGCGTTTCTGTATTATAAATGCCAATAGCTCGAATTCCCAGATCTTCTAAATGCTGTAAGCATATAGTTCCAGAGTGGCTTAAACCAAATACAGCGACTGTATCTTTTTCAGCTGAAACTAATTTTTCCAAACTGTATTTATCCAGAGCAATTGTCAGAGGAATTTGGGGCTTATCAATACTCAATTGTTTTTCAGTTCCCCCTTGCGCTAAACATAGATATTTACAGCCAAATGATCCAAAGCTGTGATTTACAACCCAAGATTGTTTATCGGCGCGATATACAAAATGTTCAACTTTAGTTGTGAGTTTTTCGACATTGGTTCCAGCTCGTAATCCCACATCCAAACAATACCGCCCAATATCTCTTAAAGGCATGCACTCATTCTCAGCATATTTTTTATCGCCTTCCGCAATAATTTCAGCAGACCAAGAAGGATACTCAGAAAGCGCTTTTCGTGTCTTCCACCAAGGTGTGTTGCTTAAAACACTTCCATAACTTGTTACCAGCGCCCCACCTAAAAAGTTCTCATCACAAACACATATCTCTCTCGGACTTATACCACTTTTTAATAATTCTAAAAGAACTAATTGACCAGCTATTCCAAATCCAATAATTCCATAAGAATAAAATGGCTCTTGCATCTTATTCTTAAAGTATATTTTAATATTTTATTCTATTTTTTAGAAGCCATCTTCAACGGTTCTGTTGCCACCACGACTATTTATAAAATTACGTTGATCGGGTGTAGTGCAAACACATCCGCCATCGCACGCATAACTGGCACCACAGCACTCGGGCTTGCATTGATTATCTTTGAACATGAATAAATTGTCCATGCCCACCTTGAAGGGAGGGTAGTTGCCCTCTAGAGGCTCGTTCGGATGATTGTATCTCCAGGAACTCACATTATTTCCTGTGCTTAGACGAACACCGTCAAAAGGCCCCATGGGCTTGGAATCTACACCCGCGGCGTTCTCTAGGAAATAGGATGTGAATCCTTCCGTGCTGACTCTGCCGTGAAATCCATAAAAGGCTAAAAGGTTTGCTACCAAAAGTAAAATTAAACCTGTGATCAACACACCTGTGCGCATTTCTGATTAGGTTCTCTACTTTTTATTCATAATCAAATTCAAAGTATCGTAAGTCTCATCAATACTACTGCTACCCATTTCTGTAAAATCACGCACCAATACAAATTCTTGATTGCGCTCTATACAAAATGTTTCAGCCTCAGTAATTAAAAATACACCGCGTAGTTCTGTCTCACCATCTTTTTGGTGTATACCCTCTGCCGTAGTCCAAGTTCCATCCTTTTGTTGTATCCATACTCCATCTGAAATCCACTCGGGGTAGTGGATCATATCCGTTTTCAAACTGCCTTCATATGTGCCCAATACCTTTGTAAATGTATTTTCAGCATAAATATATTCGCCTATTATTACACTATCAATTGTAACTATACCCCGCGTCTTACTTATTACTTTCGTCATTGGACTTACTATGGGAACCGCTGTTGGATATTGTTTTAGTTGTATATCTTTTTTATTTAATTTTTCGTGAACCATGCGGATCCATTCATGTCTTCCAATATCATCAGAAACCTCTTCCCAATCACAAGCAATAACTTTATTTCCAGTATGAGACTCTAAAATAACCTCATGTGTAGTTGTATTTAAACAAATTAATTTAGGCACGTGCGTGAATACCCGTGTAGCATTTGGATGGTCTTTTGCTAAAACCCATGTATCGTTATTCTTTACATTGTGTGATTCACTCATCAAAATTCCCTCAATACTTACAAGTTGAATTGTGGACGATTCTGCTACTAATCTTCCTACCACAATATTTTCCTGTGAAGTTGTTGTTGCCAATTTATCACCCAGATTTATATCTTTCAACTTTTTCTTTTCCCCTGAAGCCATCAACACTGTCGCTTCAGGATCAATACAGAATGCACCTGCCATTCCTGCCGCCGCCCCAACACCCACTGATAACATAACAGCAATTACAGTTACAATCAATGGAATTACAGGGAATAATACAAACCATAAGAAAAATAATAAAGCGACCATAATTCCCAAGAAAACTAAAATTGCGTTAAACATAAAATCTATAAAATTTTGAACAAGCGCATTAATTGATAAACCTGTATATACAACACTGTAAATAATTCCTTGAATACGTCCCATTGCAAATGCCAAGTGCCTCCACATTTTTTGAACTGTTGCCGAGATAAAACTATATTGGCGATACTGCTTATCTAAAACGGTCCTAAATGTCTCTACACCATTTCGCAACATGTTACGTATATTGTTCATGGGGCCCGTAAATGAATTTGTAGCATTCACTTGCGCCCCCAAAACGCCTACTGTGGGGGCCATTGCTTCGCGTGCAACACCCTTAATAATACGATCAATACAATAACTAAAATTATCTGTAGCAAATTGTAGTCTAGATTTGGGATCATCAGGAGGCTTTAAAAATGCAGCTGCCATCATAACTGGCAATTCACATCTTCTATTTGGCCAATCAGCACGAACTCCTTCAAGATCAGCTTTTACGAGTAAATACCCAAATATACTGGTAAAAACCAGAGTGGTGACTACCGCAGCGAAATACTCGCCCATCCTGTTCAGTGTCTATAGGATTGTTTATTCAGTTTACCGCTTATTTCACTGTGATCGGGTTCAAGGCATTGCTTGTAGGCTCCTCCATATCTGGCGAATGCACTTCGCACATGTCACGTATAGTAATTCCCATAGATGTTGAAATACAAGCGGTTTTCATAATTACAAGTGTAACCATTTCTATTGGCTCATGATTTCTATGTAAGCATTGGCTATATAAGTGTCCTGCTCTTCTCCAATTCATTTCATTCCATATCAATGTACTCGGTGTGACTTTTTCGCCAGTTGGTAAAAGAACATATTCATACACATGGCGTTTTCCTTTTCCTACGACCTTTCCAGTCTTTAAAATATCGCCTTCTTTTATATCTTCTGCCTTCTTTGAACTACCATCAAACATTTGCAGTTCCATATGTGGATCGACTGCTGGCTGATATAGCCAATCACGCGGGGCGTCAAGGAAAAAACCCCCGTTTAGTTTCTCTTCTGCCAGTATCATGGTCTCTTTATCCGATGAACTTGTTTCATCCCAATCGGAGAAGATATATTCACCCAGAGGAATTCTATGATCGTCAGTATCCAAACAAATCAAGGGTCTTGCAATACCACCATTCCACTGCCCAGCGGGGTGGGCATCTGGGTGATTTCCAGATTCAATCCACTTACCTTCATGCTGAACATAATGATTTGTGCTAACTTCAATGCCATTTAGATATACCATATCTTGACCATCTGCCATAAATCTATACACACTTGTGACACGGGATCCTGTTTTCTCACAAATATCACCTAACTTAACTTCGGATATAGGGATTACACCCTTATTTTGAATTTGTATTTTAGTTTCTGGAGCAAAACAAAATGTATCAATAAAGCGGAATATAATTGTATCTCCAAAATTTAATCCAGCTGTAATTCCAGATGTTCCCATATAGATCACCGAATACATTACAGCAAAAACGCGACGCATGAGAAACTGAATTCTTAATGCCATTTGACGGGTTTGCATAAAAATTAATTTGAATCTGGCTGTAAATTCTTGAATTACTTTACTGATTCCACCAAGAAGTGTTGCCAACATCATACGAAGATTATTTAAATTTCTAAGAAATTGCATAGTTGTTGAAATAATTACGCCTAGAATACTTTGAAAGGGTCCTAGAATAGAACCCATTTTTCCACTGAACATGCCTTGTAAACAATAATTGAAATTTTCGGTTGCATCGTGGCCATACATTTTGGCAAACGGCATAACGGAAGGACTACACCTGTATTTTTCCCAGTTACGACTGACTTCTGCGACATTTACAGCACTTATCAAAAAATATGTTATACCTCCCAAAAGTGCGCTGATAATAAATACCCATCCCCAGGATTTTATTTGATCACTTTTATTTGCCACATGAGCAACAGATTCCATGAATCTCCTGCTAATGCGGTCTGTTATCTCTTTAACCAACTTCACGACTTAGACTTTTGCATATTTCTTCATTGGGTAGTTTTTAAACACCCAGTCGCGATCTGCCTTAAATACTTTGTGCGCATCAGGGGCTGTTCTTACAGTATACTTTGTTATAGCATCAAGCTTACGATACACATTTAGAGGGCCATACATTTCCATAGCTTTACGAAGTGCTGAATGGCGCTCAGATTCCGATTTGTGAGCATTATATCCATATCGGGATAGTTCTCCTTTCTTTAAAGGTCCAATACCCTTTCCTGAACGGGGCCCCTTGCCCGGAAGTCCGCGATCTTTTATACAAGACGCTTTCACAAGTGTAGAGCCAGCCTTTGGATAGACGCGATAAGTTCTATTTTTCCGATGAACATTGTATCCAGATTTTTTTAATGTAGATGAGAAGCGACGTTTATAAGGCGCTCTCAATATATATCCTGATGGACACCTCTTGGTTAAACCCAAACGCTCGCGCGTCCCCGTCAAACTCCCATTTCTGCGTGTTTTCATAGTCTCTATATACTTATTTTATTTTTTGGTTCCCATATCAAAAGCATGTTGTGTAGAAAACTGAAAGAGTAAACTATATACTAAAATACGAGAATCAGGAGATTCATTTGAAACATTTTTGATTTTTTCTTTAATCTTCAAAAATGCCACTTTGTCACGCCCAATCGTAAACTTGGGTTCTGGAACAAGCTGACTATCTAGCATACCTATAAAATACGCAATTGCTTGTAAAAAAATAGAATGAAATGAAATCATGGAACCCAAATCACTTGCCTCGTGTTTTCTATCTGCCAAAATAATGTGGTGATATAATTGTTCTTTAAAATCATATATATCTTTTTTCAACTTATCAATTGTTTCCAATACGTCATGATTTACTTCCAAGATTTCCAAATTATTTGGAACAGAATCTGTATCAGGCTTTTCTAAATTTAAGGGTAATACTGTCGCGGGTTCCATAGAAGGTCTATTCTAATTAATCACGTAAGTATTTATATTATTCTTTTTTCACATACCGTAGAATGTCGGAGCTGACTCTTGAGTCTGCGTCAGATTCTACACAACAAGCAAATACAAATGAAAACTCCGACATGAAAATGAGATCGTTTAGAAAAAAATTACAAAATGGTTTTGAAATCTTTTTCCGTTGGTTATTCTTTTGGGAAAGAGATGATAAGCGGCTCGGAACTCTCATCCGCGCACTCCATCAACTCGTTCTTATGGCACTTATTGTCTTTTTTTGCCTAATTCACACAGTAATTCCGAATTATATTTATTTATTTTTACTCTGGCTGACTTCCTTTATCATTTGGGCACTTCATATGTTAACTGGATCATGTGTTTTAACAAAAATAGAACATAAACTTACGGGTGAAAAAATCACCGTCGCAGACCCCTTCTTGGATCTCTTTCATATTCCAAAAACTAAAGAAACCATCATGGGCATCACAATTATGTCAAGCACAGTTTTCTTCTTATTTTTATCATTTGAGTTAATCGCTAGAACTGTATTAAATGTTCGTAGCTATTGGTCAAAAAGTTTTTTATCGTTTCTTCTGTAAACCTGTAAAAATGATCGAAAGACCCATCAAACTAAAAGCAACTACTAATCCCAAAAGCGGTATAGAGATTGGCTCTGCACGAGCTGTAAAACGCTCAACTATTGCATCATATTTTGTATCAGCATCCGTTTGAAGTTGTAATTGTTTTGCATCGCGCATCATAATTTGTTCTGGCGACTTGGCATCATCCGATACTATTGGGGCATCCACGACTGCCTGAACTTTTTTTGCGGCGACTTCTTTGCTGATTACGGACATTCTTCTTGAGTGCGCTAAAATATCTAAAAGAAATTTCGCTGATTGAGTTTAGAATGTCAGGGCCTCTAGATCTAAATAATCTCTCTAAAGATGGTGTATTGTCTGCTGTAGAAGAAGCTAAAAATGCTCCCACGCTTTTCTCCCCAAAAGAGAGGGCACAGTATATTCGCGATCGTATCTCTGAAATTCGTCGTCTAAGACAACTTGGACAAAATGATCTCCAAATCAAAGATGCCATGGGTTCATTTGTTACACAATACCCAACTCTCTTTCAAATGGCCGTAGAGCCTCATTTTGACGAAAAAAAACTTAATATTATGCTTGGTGTTATGGATCGCATGGCAACAGGAATGTCCCAGCATCAAGCTTCCGTAATTGTCGGACAAGTCCTTGCAGATGCCTACATCAAACCCGTTGTAGAGGGTAAGAACTAATTACTTTAACTTAAATTCACTCGGCATACGAAATGAATGACACCAAGAAATTGTCATATTTCTTTGTGATTCCCAAAGGCGTGTTTGATCCGTTGCAGAATCAATTATTGGATTTTCCTTACAAAATGTCAAGACATCTAACAAAGCCATCTTCTGTTTTTCAGAGCGCTTCATTTGAATTTCTTTCAGATAGTCATTTAGTGAATTAGAACTCAATAATTGAGAATAGGTTAAAGGGGGTTCTTGAGCCAATCCATCACGCACCTTTTTTAGAAATAGTATCGCTGTTGTGCGATCACGATGTGCTCCCTTTCCAATAAAATACCATTCACTATTACAAGGACGACTTGTTACAGGCTTATACATCGCCCAATTTACAAAACACGAAGACATAATACGCACAATATCTCGTGTTACTATGGAGTTACAATCGAACATTTTTAATACTATATCGCCTTCATGCGCCACACATTCAAGAAGAATAATGCAACTACAGACAATGAGTCTAAGAATATTCTTTTCTTGATTTACAAAATCATCACTAAAATCAAAGCCTCCATCTGCAGTCACTAAATGCGCTCCTGATTGTCCAACTGCCTCTAAACACGCCTTTTGATTTTCAGGATCATAAATATCCCCCGTTTTCTTTGGTCCAAATAATAAATTAATATTTGTATGCTTTTGTAGGAATTGACTGGCTCTCTTCCAGCCTGGTATCATCACATGCGTGCTACGCAAGGTCATCGCATGACTCGCTAAAATAATCCTATTTTTCTCCTCCGCTAAATAATGAAATGCCTCAATAAATCCACCAGGTCCTTCACAAATGTGTAAACTTTTTAATTTAGGATTTTTATGTCTTTCAAAGAATTCTAAATGATGTAACATTTCAATCATCTTAAAAAAACTTCTGCTCAAAGGATGTAGACAACATGTGGACTTTGGTAAACGTAGCCGACTACTAAAGGAACTAATAAGCTCAAATGGATTTTTTATCCTTTTTGCCAAATCCCATAACTCTGTTCTATTATATGGCTGGATATTTTCTTTTAATTTCTCAAGTTCTTCAAATTTATCCTCCTCCCATTCTCCAACTTGGGGATATCCTATAAAATCTTGTTCTTGGAGTTTTTTCGTCGCAGGATACCATTGAATTTCCATCCATGGTGGTTTAATTACTTCCTTTGCCATACCTAAATATCGTATTTCTCTTTTAAACTCACTGAAAAATAATCTTAATTCTTATAGTATATAATTTAATATATACTATAATATTTATTATAGTCTAGATTTTATCGCGGATCTAGGAATTATAATATCTTTACTTGGATACAAGTTCTACAACTTCAATATCATCCTCAACGATTCTAGCATCTGCTCCAGGAAGAACCATATTCATTGTAGTCTCAACACGATCACAAGGATCCACGGTCTCTCCATAAAGAACCTGGTTGATAATATTGGAGCCGATTTCAGGTTCTTCCTCCAATTCTTCTTCAATCGCAGGCAATCCCTGATAAATTCGTTCAAGAGCAGTCTCATCCAATAGAATCTGAGTAAATGCTGTTCCTGCACGAATGGGTTGTCCCATCATAATACTTGCACTTACACCCGTCACCGGATCCATCTCACCAAATAGCGCAGCATTCTTCAAGACTTTTTCAGTCTCCTCAAAACTTGCCTTTGCAAGTGGTCCATTATCCATCTTATTAATACCGTATCTGTCAATACTCATAGGGCGTCCTGCATGTGTCATAATATCACACAGTAGTCCTAGGTGACGATAGTTAATACCAGCATCGTCAAAGAGGCCGTTAATCTCAGAATATAGAGCTGCACGTGTTGCCTCAATACCCAGTTGATCAAAGATATCATGGACATTTGTAGAATATAACTTATTTCCATCCACACAGGGGTGTGTTAGAATCGATACAAAGTTACTTCCATCTGTATCCAGAATATATTGCTCTACTGGCTTATATTCGCCATCCATCAGTTCCAAAGTATTCTTGTCCTTGCGCCAAGTTACCGCACGAATACCAGTCACGCCACGAATAATTGTATTCTGTAGAAGAACATTTAGGAACTTCTTAATCGCGGCCAAACTATCCCCATACATGAATCCTGATTGCTTGGGGCGAATCCGCATCATGAGCTTTTGACTGTTATAGTCCGAGTAAATGATATGCATATTATCATCCTGTTCGGCAAAGAATCCATACGCATTTTGAATTACAAAGTATACATCATCCATTGTAATATTCTTGTTAAACATCTTCTCACGATCAAACTCAAACCGCAAGATCCATTTACTATACGTATTTGTATTCTTTTTATCGCCTCCAGTATTCATACCCTCATCGTCGCATTGTGCCCCTTCCCCACGAGCTTCCATAGCCTTAAAGAAGCGAATAATGTTCTGATCTTCAGGAAGCACCGTCTGCTCATCATCAGGATCATAATAAATTGCAGCCTTCGTTACAATATCCTTCAAGAGTGTTAGCTCTAGATCTTGGCTGACCTGCCTTACCACATCCTTGTTGTTACGGAAAGTAGGTTTTAGAGTAATCGTAATACTCGTGGCCTTTGGATTTTTAGTAACCTTCAGAAGTTCCTTCAGGCGCGGAACACCTCGTGTCATAGCAGACTTTGCTGCTACACCAGCTTGGTGAAAGGTATTCAGAGTCATCTGAGTTGCAGGCTCACCAATACTCTGTGCCGCTACAATTCCAACAAGTTCTCCAGGAACCGCCCAAGACTTCCAATTCTTGACAATGATAGCTTCAATCAGAGCCTGCCAGGCCTCTTTTGTATACCGCTCATTTACAATCATTTTGTGAGGCGCCAAATGATAACGTAGACTTGCGCACCAAATCTTGTTGAATGGCTGTGTGCGCTCAATCAAGGTCTGGATTCCTTCTAGAACCATCATGGGCGTCAGATTCGTCCTTGCCTTTTGATCTAGCTTGAACTTGTTCTTCATATTCAGAATAATTCTTTCCAGATTCAGTGGTGTAGTAATCTTGATTGCTTTACCATCCGTGCTTCCAAACACTTCTTCCACAAGCATCTTACGATCCGCCATAAGATCATTTGTGTATTTTTCAAGCATACTTGTCTCTTCACGAGTGTCTCCGCGACTCACGCCAGGTGCAATATAGTCCTTGATCTTGACATTCTTCATGGAATAGACTTCTTTGATTTCTTTATCAGTGAGCTTTTGTAGAGGCAGGGAGGATCCCTCTAGTTTTGTTGATAGAACTCCATCTTCACCATAACGAAACTGAACAATCTTACCCATACCATCGCGAACAGTTCCATCATGCTGTGTCATTAAATTCTCCATTGCCTTGATCAACTGTCTCTGTGTATAACCAGTATCTGCAGTCTTAACAGCTGTATCAATCAAACCTTCACGACCTGCCATGGCGTGAAAGAAGAACTCCGTGGGAGTTAGACCCTTCACAAAAGAACTCTCCACAAATCCACGGGCCTCTGCTCCATCATCAAACATCTTAAAGTGAGGCAGAGTGCGATCCTGGAAACCATAGGGAATACGCTTACCCTCTACGGAAACTTGACCCAAACAAGAAATCATCTGAGCTACGTTGTTTTCATCACCCTTGGATCCAGAACGAACCATCGTCATCAGACGATTTTCATCAGACAAACTCTTCACTCCAATCTTACCCGCATCACCCAGAGCCTTTGTCAGGATCGTATTGGCACGTGCCTCAAATTCCTCTTGATTTGACTTACCTGAGTTATTTGTAAACAAGTCTGTGTGAAGAGATAGTAGCAAATCATCCAGTTCCTTCTTACGAACCATAATCGCATTTTCCATATCCTCGCGCGTCTTATCATCGGCAATCAGATCACTAATTCCTACACTAAATCCCTTCATAATCAAATAAGTCTCCATCATATTTTGGATACCATCTAGAAGTTCCACCGCAGCCTTTGGTCCATAATCATTATAGGTTGTATGTAGAATACCCTTTCCAGCATCATTGAAAATGCTCTTATCTAGAACACCTTCTACAAAGTCTCCTTCATTAATCACTACCATGTTATTTTCTTTTACCGCATCATACATCTTATTGGGTCTCTTGATGTTGATTGGAGCAAAGAGAGTGCCAATAATTTGTTGTCCTGTGTAACGATTGTTTTGTTTAGGAGAAGGTAGATCCTTGAATCTCTTATTTTTCATCATCATATTCATAAACTCACGACGAGTAAAGAAGTTGTTTGGAAGAGTCGCGAGATATGAACCCGCAAGCGCATCCTGAACAACACCAATCACAGGTGTGCTATCACGAGGGCGGATAATTTGTTGAGGAACAGAAGCAATTTCAGCAAGTTCTGCTGCTGCTTCGTAACTCTGGGGGATGTGTGCATTCATCTCCAAATGCATCCCTCAAGTTTCCAAGAGGGGCGGACTATACCTTGAGCCACAATATGTTGATACGCATATTATAGTGACCCGCTGCCATCTAGTCTCTGAACCTTCCTCATACTCTATCATAACGAGTTTAGAGGCTTGGCTGCTGATTGCCCAATCCTTTATAATTTTACCATACCTCCAGTATTTCTCTGGAGCCACCTATATGTTTCCAAAATAGGTTTGGTTATAAAGGCTCTAAGGGGTTTCCAGCAATTTGACAACGTTGCAGTGTTGCTATATTTTTAAGAAATTCCTTTGCTTGTTCTTTTAACTCTTCAAATGTTTGATACTTTCCAACAAATGAAGTTTGTTTATTATTGACTTTAATAACAACAAATGCTTTTCCTTGATAATGTTTTGTATAAAGATATTGTTCAAGATTGTCTAAATCTATTTTTTCACCACGAAACTTTTCTAATTTTTGTAATTTATGTTGGTTTTTTGTAATGAGCATCTGACGTTTTTTATTTTCATCAGTATTCATTACTTCCTTTAAACGTTTGGACATTTTGGCACGCGTTTCTTCGGTTCGTAAAATACATCCTCCACGCTTTTTTGCTGTATTTAAACAAACCTTGGAATTTTGTTCTGTTTTAACTCTAACGTGCGATTTTCCTCCACTTGTCAAATTATAACCATTAGGATACATTGTATCATATTCTTTTATGTAATACTTTTCCCAATAATCAAGTTCTTCTATTGGGCAACAATGAAGTAGATCAACTGTAAATACATCTTTACCATAATTTCTTATAGCATTATTTAGATATCTACATTGTTTCTTCTTCGTATTACATATCGCTTCACTTATATGATCACGAAATCTTCCCTCGTATCCAAATGGTTTATAATATTGACGATTTTTACGATGTGTCCATGTTTGTCCAACATATTGTTTATTATTTGTGGTATTCTTAATTAAATAGATTTCTCCTTGAACTAATTCTTTATCCTTTAACATCTCATTCTGCATTTTTGCTAAGCCTAATTTATGAAAGGAATTCAATTTTAAGCAACTACTACTAGACGATTATATCAGAATAAGAATTACACAATTCTTAAATCCGGTAAGATTTACACTGTTAATCTTATTAGGTATTCTTACAACCTAATAAGCAGTCGCCTGTTGGTGACAAGATTTATCACCGTCGAAATCCGCGTTGTATGGTCTGGTCACCAATACATTCAAACGGAACGTATTATACGGCAGAACACGAACGCGGTGACCCATCATAGACATTCTGTGGAGAGTCGGTTGACGGTTAAAGAGAATAATATCTCCATCCATCAAATGCCTGTTGACAGTGTCCCCCTTATACAGGACAATTTCCTTGGTGTTGACGTGCTTCAGACTAATCATACGCCCATCCTTCCGAACAATGCTCTTAGCACCAGGGAACGTATCCGCTCCATTCTGAACGTATTTATAAAGTCTCTCAATATTAAACTTCGTAACCTTTTCAGGTCTCGTTAGATTAATGGCAATCTTCTCAGGAACTCCCACCTCCGCAATACTGATGTTAGGATCACCTGTAATTACCGAACGAGCAGACTGCTCTACACGCTTACCTTGAATATTATAGCGCACACGACCCTCCTTACTTCCAATACGCTGTTGAATACTCTTCAGAGGACGACCACCGCGCTGGGCTGATGGGGCCACGCCAGGAATCTTGTTGTCCACCAAAGTTGCCACGTGATACTGTAGCAAAGTAGTGTGCTCATCAATCATATTCCTAGAAGCGTTCTTGTTGATTTGCTCCTGAAGTTTCTTGTTGGCCTTGATGATTTCAAAGAGTTTGTGCGTTAGATCATCCTCTGAACGCTGGTTATTGTCCTGGACAACTGAGGGGCGAACCTGAGGAGGAGGAATGGGAAGAACAGAACAGATCATCCAGTCAGGGCGGCACCAATACCGACTTAGTCCCATAAAGTCCACATCCTCATCAGTAATTTGCTTGAAGATTCGCTGAACATATTCAACTTCAAGTGGCTGTTTAACAGTCTTTTTGCCACCATCCTCAGTTTCGGTATCCCATTCGGCCACAATACGGGCGATACCTTCCATCACAAAACGCTGAGGTGTCAGGGTTCCGCAACCATCTTCAGTTTCTTGTCCACAGCGGTGAATTTTGCCACAAGCCTCCAATACAAGTTTCCAACGGGATTCGCCATGACGTTTGGCAATTCGCGCGTGAGCTTTCTTGTCAATCAGAAGCTTACCACAACGAATACACACGCACCTCAGAACATTGCGGATTTTTTCAATAAACTGAATGAAATATACAGGTCGTGCTAGACGATAATGGCCAAAATGTCCGGGACATCCATGATTTGTTTGACCGCAAGAACGACATGTCTTTCCATTATCCAATACACCCATACGAGGATCAAATAGGCCTCCAATCTTTGGCTCATTTCCATCATAAGTCGCCTGGCTTGTAATTTCCACTACAGACCTACGAACGATCTCATCAGGACTAAAGATCCCAAATTGGATTCCAACAACAGTCTCCGTATCAGAGGTTGGCTGATAGAATCCCGCTGGCATTCTACTATTCTGTTAAATCAGTTGTAACTTAAGTAGCCACCAAAAACTCAACCAATTTTATCGGCAATTCTTTAAACCTTATTTTTGAAAAAAAATATGAGGAGTTTACATAAGAATCTAGATTTCTAGAGTATCTTAAATCTCTATACAATATTTCTTGTTATATGTTTGCCCCGAAGACTCTCTAGGATATCCTCTTGCATTTAAATGGCAATATATAACTTCGCCATTTTGTTTTGTAATCGCCTCTGATTTATTCCCATGACTGTGTCCACAAATCCATGCCATCACAGATGGGTGTTCAATAAGACTATCCGCATGTGCCATAAATCCACAATTTACCTTTGAACCTTTATATTGTTCTTGACACATTTTATATGTTGGTAGATGATGCGTTATAACAACAACCTTTTCATTGTGTTGTTTAGCTTCATCCAATTGCTGTTGAATAAAATTATATTCATTGAAATATCGTTGTGTCCAGTCTAGCACTGAAAATTGTCTTCCATCATCTCGTTGAATAGTTACAAAATCATTCATAAATCCCGAGAGTTGGTCTGCTTCTGAGGAACTCACATCTGTCCAAAGTGTTGTTCCAACAAAACGAATTCCAGGAAAATCACGAAATTTTACAGCATTTTTTATACAAACATATAAATTACTTAAATAACTAGTATAATTCATCGCAATTGCTTCTTTTTGTCCCATGGTATATGATTTTTCAGATTTCCACATATAATTTGGAAGTTCATTATAATACTCATGATTTCCAAAGATCCAAATCACTCGTGGCCAAATTGAGCAACACCAGTGAAGAAACTGTTTTGTAATAGAATGCTCTGGATATCCAATATCACCTGCGAGAATTAAAATATCTGCTGAAGTTGTGGGATCTAGAAACTGTTCAAAGAATCCAGGTTTTGCAAATGGCTCATCTATGTAAAATTCTAAATGGAGATCACTCGCAAACTGTATTTTCATATTTCTGGTTTTCATTGCTGAAATCTGTTTAAACGGTCAGTATCAATTTTATTCAGCCAAATGGATGATAGCTTTGAAGAATCAGGAATTACTGAAATTACAGTTACTGAATTATCAAATCCAGCAAAACCACTGACCTATACTGGTTTTCCTCTAAGAGATCATACATCACCCCGTCAGCACTGGACTGTATTAGCATTACCAGATGATGAAATGCTTTTTATTGACAACCAGCACCAAAGTTCAAAATCTGACGAACATTTGTATCATGAAACTTTTGTTCACAGCATTTTGAGCCAATGTATAAATCCTCAAAATGTTCTAATTTTAGGAGGGGCGGAAGGATGTATGGCGCGTGAAGTTCTCAAGTGGCATTCTATCAAGCAAATTATTCAGGTAGACTGGGATGCTAGCCTCGTTGACTATTTTCAAAATGAAGGGCGGTCCTGGAATAATGGCGCCTATGAAAATCCTAAAGTTCATTATATATGTGAAGAAGCAAATTATTGGCTAAGTCAAAACAAAGAAATGTTTGACGTAATTTTCATTGATCTGCTTGATCCGAATGAATACAATCTTGATTTTATTGAAAATTTGCTTGAACAATCTAGACAATTTCTAAAACCGAAAGGGGCCCTGAGTATAAATGTGGGCGAAATAACAAAGGAAACAAAACTTATACCATATATGATAGGCATTATGAGAAAATATTTTAAGATACCACAATTTAATATAATGGCAACACGTATTCATGTTCCAACTTATGAAGGCACATGGTGTTTTCTATCCGCTGTTCCTGCCGCACATAAAATGACATTAACATCTTGTATTTTACCAAGTCCTTTAAAATACATTAGTAAGCATGAAATTATCAAAAATAGCACTTGGGGGCCAGAATGGCCGATCTCACTCCAGAGTATAAGCTATTTGAATCCAGTTTACGAAGACCCAAAAAAATTGGCCGAGATCCAGCGAGAAATAGAAGTTAAAGCATATACTAGCCATGGCTGTTAATTATTATCTTGAACTCTTTCCTACCGAGGGCAACTATGACACCTATGTAAAACTCTTTGGAAAATTTCAGGTGGAACGTAATAATGATAATGCTGGCGTTGATCTTCTATGCGTAAAAGAACAAAATGTAGGTAATGATCAGGCAACCCTTCTTGATCTTGGTGTAAAAGCACGGATGACTAAATTCTACTTTGAGTATGAAGATGGTAAACGCGTTGAACGTTCAGAACCCTGCCACTTTTGGCTGGCACCGCGAAGCAGTATTTGGAAAAGTGGAGTCCGTCAGGCTAATAGCCTAGGTGTAATTGATCGTAGTTACAGAGGTGTGCTGATGGGGGCTGTTCTACCAAATGGCCCACCGTGTAGCATCATGGCTGGTATTCGCCTATTTCAGATTCTAGCACCAGATATGGGGCATATTTCTAGAATTGATATTAAATCACTATCTGAACTTGATGAGACGTCCCGAGGAGAAGGGGGTTTTGGAAGCACTGGTAAATAATTAAAAAAAGAAAAAGTAGATGGGTGAGCGGGCGGGCGCATTAATACTATATCACATAAAAGGAACAAATACATTTTTATCAGGAAAAGAAGGTGTATATGTATGGGAAAAAACAGGTGACAAAAAGAAAGATGAACAACATAAAATGGCACAATCTATTTTTTCTACTCGCATAGATTTAACAAACTTTCTTGATCGCGAGAAACTAACAAAACTAGTTGTTAAAAATGTTGAGAAGGAAATTAAAAAAGAGGCGAATAAACTACAATGGCTAGTTCCACCCATCTATGCAAGTAAAGATCAATCAAAAGCCCCTATTGGACAGATTATGTATACAACACATGTTCGTAAAGAAAAGTCTGATATTGAATACGGGCCACCAAAAGGTGGTTTTGATAAAGCTATGGACACAACTATACTTGATACAATCATAAGAGAAATTAAAGAAGAAATCGGTAATTTAGATCATAATCTTCTTCCCGAAGACAAAGATAAAATAGAAAGTAAAGCCTCTAATGGATACACGATTTTTTATAAAATGATTACTGAAGAGCAGGCAAAACAAATTCAAACTATTATCAAAGAACGTATAGAAAATCATATAGGTGAAATATTTGATTTGGATTTCCGCGATATTTCAGAAACAAATGATCTATTGAAAACATCATTCCAAAAAGTAAAAGCCGAACACGAACGAAAAGCAGACGAAAAAAAATCAGCGGAAGAAAAAAAGAAACCAGAAGAGAAACAAAATATACGGTTGCGGTCAAATTTGCCAAAAGAGTCGGCCAAAATACCCTTTGGCGCATTTGGAAAAAGATCTACTGCAACTGTAAAAAAAGGCGGAAAAAGACTTACAAAAAAACATAGAAAATCCAAAAGTTATACACGCCGCCGCAGATAATTTACATATTGTATCTTTAGAGAAAGTATGCCAAAAACGGGTCAAACATTTATTGGGGCCGCTATCGTTTTTTTTGTTATATTCTTTGTTTTGAACTATATCTTCCCGATGACCGAAGGTTTTGATGTAACCATGTATGGCGCACAAAAAAATAAGCCAGCAGGATCCAAATGTCAATTTGATCCTGAATGCGCTAGCAACACCTGTTTACCCTATACAAGTTCTGATGGACCTCGCTTTACCTGCAAGTAATTACATAAAATTATACATTATATATGATATCTCTATATTAGATATATAATGTTTAAAACTATTTTTGTATGCTAATTTTTATGAATGATCCTGATAGGGAATGGACAAACGTGTGGGTAAATCACTCATATATAGCGCCATATTTATATTTATCGTAATTCTCTTACTGCCATATTTATTTCCGACAGTTGAAGGATTTCAAGATCTAAGTCGATGGTTATGGTCTGACTATTTAAAAAACTGGATCTATGTTCCTGCTGGAAATACGACAAATATAAATTCTGTAGATGTGTATTCGTCATTTCTTTTTCTACCCGCAGCAAAAGGATTTGTTCCTTCTAATTTAACAAATATAAACTGGGATACTTTAAAAAATAAACCTGGCGACTCTTTAACAAAATCATCTACAAATCCACCAGGCGGTGGCAGTTGGGAATATTCCAATACATTGGGGAGCTGGTTATGGCTTCCTAGTTCGTATCCACGCCCTCTTCAAGATAATGCGGCCCTCATTAAAGAATTTGCATATTCTACATATTATTATGATTATTTTGTTCCTTATGACTTCATACATAGCTTTCAAAATCCAAATACTGATATGAATAGTAAGGCCAGACCAGATAAAGTATATGATGATGGAACTTGGACATGGATTGATTCTCTAGGTAAAGAAGGTGGTTATGCATGGATCCGCGCTAAATCTCCAGCAAATACAAAAAGTGAAATTGGAAAATCTCTGAGTTATTCATTTTGGCCTTTTTTACAAGCATGGCTTCCTGATGCTGAATTTGGCAAAGTTCCAACTTCTCCAGCCAGCATTGGAATAGCTAGAAAAGCAACTACAGATAATGAAATTGATGATTCTGAAGAAAGTCCTGGACCTAGGATGTCTTCATCTGAAATAACAACTACTGCTGGCACAAGAAGCAGAAGAGATTTACCAGATGGATCCATATGTATATTACCAATACGAAAATAGAGATTATGATGAAATAAAATATAGTTAATGAATAGAGATAAAACATGAAAAAAACGGGCAAGAAGCTGATATCTTTAGCTATTATTCTATTTATACTATATGTTCTCTTACAATATTTGTTCCCGACAAAAGAAAATTTTATGAGATATACAAATCCTGATAGTGGGCAAAATGAAAGAGACGACGGCCCGAGTCGCCCTCCAGGTGGTGGCCCTCCAGGTGGTGCCCCTCCAGGTGGTGCCCCTCCAGGTGGTGGCCCTCCTGGTATGCCCAAGATGTCAGTGACGCGGGGCCCCCCAGTAGCAGCAATGAGAGGCCAGCCCCCCAAATAATCATTGATAGATAATTTATCTGCGTTATCTTTAGAGAAAATGGTAGATACAGGATCTACATTAACCTATGCTGCAATCGTTTTTTTTGTAATTTTAATTGTTTCTAAATTTTTCCAAACAACTTCTAGTTTTACAAATTACGATCCTAAATCGCGCCAGTACTATCACGGACCTGTGTGCGTTTCTTGGCCAACCTATTCGTCCACATATGGAACTGTTTAATTCTAGTAGATTATCTTCAAGTATATTATATCTGTAAATTATCTAGATGATGTAGATAATTTATATACGGTATCTTTAGAGAAAATGGCAAATACTGGAAACAATTTGATGTATGCGGCTGTCGTATTTTTTGTCCTATTGGTTTTACTGAGATTTTTCCCGATTAGTGAGAATTTTGGACCTGACTCGCCAGCAAATGTATACTACCACGGACCTCTGTGTTTCTCATATACCACAGAGGAATCTAGATCTGGAAGATATTAAACATATACCATTCCCCGGTAAAAAATTGATATATTCTATTTTTGATAGTATTTATCATTTATCATATTACTCAATAAATAATTTTAGTTACAACTGTATTCTTGAAGATAGTGTTTACGACAGAGAGGCATATACATTTCAGCACCTCCAATACAAACCTGCTCTTTCTTTTTTTGTGAACAATGGCTGAAAATGGCCTCAGTTCCATCGCCACACATCTTACAGAATGCCTTGAGTTTTTGAACATTGTCTGCCATTGGAATAAGTTCTAGAATTTGCCCAAAAGGCCTGCGATCTGCATCTCCATCAAGACCTACAACAAGAACATCTTTGCCCAGAACATCTACAGCAAATGTCACAAACTCTTTTAGATCTACAAAGAACTGTGCTTCATCAATAATAACCAATTTTGCTTTCATAAAATCCGGATCATCTTTGTGAATCATGAGAGATGACCACTTTTCACAGGGAATTTTCAGTTCATCATGATTAACAAGCCAAGACTCAGCACTATAACGATCATCAGAGCTGTGTGTAATCAAACAAATTGCACGATTCAAACATTTATAACGATTTACCATGCGAATAATTGCTGAACTCTTTCCTGCAAACATAGGACCTAGCAAGATTTCAAGACTCATGATTCTACAAGTGCGGGCTCTGATTATTCCTTCCCAGACGCAGAGACCAATTTTATTTTACCAAGTTACATTTCTTACAGATCTTATAATTGATTGGAAACACGCCCCATCTTGCACTTACGGACTGAAAAACATGGTGACAATAAAATGATTTAATCGTATCTGCTGTTTTTTTCTCTTCTAGACGCTGTTCAACTTTGACAAGTGGCTCGGTCATTCCTCGCTCTTTCATCTGTGTTTGTGTAGCCAGAAGCTGTTCTGATTCGGATAATTTGTATTCCTTTATCGGCTGTAAAGGAAATTGTGGAACAGGTGGCGGTTGCAGGAAATAAGTATTTTTTAAAGCCTCAAATGCCACTTTTTGTTCCTGGCGATTTAATGGTAGTTGCGTTGGTTTGCCATTCACAATTGGTGGTGGTTGCATCTTTGCTGAGATGGCTGGAAAAAATTGGCTGAAAAATCATGTTGCAAGTATGTATCAAAAATGGCTGGTATTCTATTTACTAAAAACTATGTCTTCTTTCAAGTCCGCAATCCACTTGGAGAAACAATTGCTGAATTTGAAGGGGCGATGAAAGCTGGAAAAGCTCTTCCTGGAGATCATGTCGTTTGGGATCCACAGGAACAATCTTGTAAATTACAATTTCGTAGAAAACATTATCCTATAGCTGGTTTGCTGGAAATTACTTCCAAAACAAAATATGGAATGACAAGTCGTGGAGTTCCAATCTATCTCTTTATTCCCTGTCGCAAAGAATATCCGCCTATGGTTGTAGGATGTTCTGAAAGAAATATAACTAAAAATCTTTACTGTGTCATTGACTTTGACTCTTGGGAAACTACCAATTTACCAAGAGGAAATCTAAGAAAAGTTCTAGGGCCCTGCGATGACCCTAAAATAGAACGTGAGGCACTTCGTCTTACATATAATCCTTTCAAATTTCCAAAAAAGCCCTATCAAAATTCTCTTCCCCAAAATATTCTAGAACGGACGCCTTGTCCTACTTTAACATTTAATATTGATCCTCCTGGCTGTCGCGATATTGATGATGTTCTCAGTATTCAAGAAACTGAAACCGAACTTGAACTATGGATTACAATTTCGGACGTTGCAGAATATATACATCCAGGATCGCAAATTGATGAATATGCAACTTTACAGAGCTCCACTTGTTATGAAAACGGCACGGCAATAATACCAATGCTACCATACGAATTCAGCGAAGGATGTTGCAGTTTAATCCCAGGAGAAAGGCGCCTAGGTGTAAGTCTTGTCCTAACATTTGATAAAAATATTTTAACAGAACCAAGATCTGTAAACTGGAAATTGTCAACTGTATTCAATACTAAACAATTTACCTACGATAATTTTGTTAGCACTGCTGGATTTTATGGAATTCCTGTAGAAAGCATTCAAACTATTGCATCAGGAATTCTGAAACGCCAAACATCCGATCCACATGAATGGATTGAAGCATTTATGCTATTCTATAATTTTCATACAGCAACATGTTTGAAAAAAGCACAGAGGGGCGTATTACGAAGACATTCTGCTCCCAATCTAGAACTTCTAGAAACTTACAAGCAATTTCAAATTTCAGAGCTTGAGATGCTAGCAAATCGTTCCGCCGAATATTGTAGTGCAACAGAAATGGATTCATTCCACTTTGGTCTTGAAAAAGATGCATATTGTCATGCCACTAGTCCAATTCGTCGTTATGCTGATTTGATTAACCAACGTGTGCTCAAAGATATTCTCCTTAAAACACAAATACCAGTGTCTCCTGATATTATTTGGTTAAATGAAAGACAGAAAGACATTAAACGCTTTGAGCGTGACATATTTCTTCTGGAAAATATAACGCAAAATAAAAAGGGATCTGTTCAAGCGATCGTGCTGGAAATTAAAAATAAAAAATATAAGCTGTGGTATCCTCAGTGGAAACGTTGTATGACCTGGAAACCTGGTTTTGATCTAAAGGATTCTATTCAGCCAGGCCAAACAATTGAATTAACATACTTTGCAAATCCTTCGGTTCGTCACTGGAAAGAAAAAGTTGTATTTCATTTTGAAAATGTAATATAAATAATATTAGTATATATAAATTGAATGCTCTACGAATTAAACTAGAATCTACATAAAGCATACTCCAATCATATCTTAGAAATGGCGGATAAAACGTTAAACTATAAAGACATCATGAATCAATATTCAACACAAATTCAAAAAGTGGAATTGGAAAATTACAACATAAAAGATATTTCTATAAATTGGGACGAATATTTTGGACAGCCTGGAAAAGAACACTATAAACTATTATCATGGTTGGCAAGCCAGTATTCAGGCCATGATATTTTTGATATTGGGACACATCGTGGTGCTTCGGCCTTGGCCTTGGCATCTGGTTGTGAAAGAAATACTATTTATTCATTTGATTTGGATCATAAATATAACTTACCACAAAGACCAAATATTCAATATTTTCTTGATGATCTTTTAACTCCTGCAGGGCGTTTGCGGTGGGAAAAGAAAATACTGAGCTCAGCATTTATTTTTCTAGACATTGATCCTCATGAGGGAACCCGTGAATATGAATTCTACAAATGGTTAAAATCCAAAAACTACGCTGGATTTTTAGTATGTGATGATATTTGGTATTTCAAAGAAATGCGAGACAATTTTTGGTATAAAATTCCTGGAACTGAAAAAATAGATATCACAAATCTCGGCCATTGGTCGGGAACTGGAATTGTAAGATTTTCTCCTAGCCAACTTTGGCCCGAAGAACTATCTGAAAAACCAAATAACTGGACAGTTGTTACTGCGTATTTTGATCTTACAAAGATGCCTGATGCAAGTAATTCTATCAAAGAAAGGACTGCAGAACATTATCTCAAAAATGCGATAAGTACATTAAGTATAAATCAAAATCTTGTCATTTTTTGTGAACCTGAACATATTGAAACAATTTGTCGCATGAGACCTAGCTGGCTACTTGAAAACCATACACGTATAATAACATTTCCCTTTGAAAACTTTCCTCTTTGTAAATTCAGAGATGCAATAGAGAATAATCGTCTCAAAAAGCCCTCTGTATTTTATGATGATCGCAATACTGTTTCATATTATTTGCTCTGCATGGCACGGTATGCAATGATGAAACATGTGATTCAAGAAAATCCCTTTCAGTCAACTCATTTTTCTTGGTTAAATATTTGTATTGAACGTATGGGTTGGTCAAATACAAAAGCTCTCGAGGCTGTTTGGCGTGAAAATCGTGAAAAATTTAGCACATGCTTTATAGACTATCAGCCAGAGTCATTTGTCACAAACTTTGAAGAGTACTTCAAATGGGGGGTCTGCTCTATGTGCTCTGGATTTTTTACTGGAACAGCAGAATACATGACCGCATTCTGTAATGCCATAGAACAAAAATTTATAAAAGTGTGTGAAGCAGGTTATGGTGGCCATGCCGATGAACAACTCTATCCTCTGGTTTATTTTGATAATCCTGATTTATTTGATAATTACTATGGTGATTATCAACAAATGATTGTAAATTATGTTGAACCGGTTGAAAGATCATTTGAACCAGTTCGTCTTCTAATCCAACATTCTTTTGATCATGGAAATTTGGCCGTTGCTGAAAAAGCATCAAAATGTGTATGGGAAAGCTGGAAAAGAGGTCATATTTCTTTTAGTGAACAGGAACTTAATTATTTTATTCAGTTATATAGAACCATACAACAAAAACTAGGAAGGGGAAACTTGCTCCCCTGAATTTTCCGTTGAGATTCTTTTTATAAAATCCAGCAATTCTTCTTTACCAATAGCTACTTGATATTTTTTAATTTTTTTACGTGTTGATGATGGTAAAAAGGGTAATACATAGGATAATAAGTGCGACATATATTGATTCGGATTTATTATACATATCTCTTGGAGACTATCATTATATTGTGATATTAAAATGCATAACTTATAAAATAAATATAAATTTAATAAGTGTTTTACAGCAAAATCTTTCATATCAAATACCCAAACCCACTTTGCACTATCAAGTGATTTTAGCAAATTTTCATAATGAGTTAATATTCCATTTGTATCATCATATGATAGTGCCTCTGCGGGTTTTGTATATAAAAAAACGGTATCATTCTGGCGAGCAATTTCACGAAAGGAATGCGAACCTGGATATAATGCACAAATTTTACAAATCTTTTCCATGTTATGTATTTAGTTACCGTTGATCCTTAAACCTGTCTATCAAATATGAAGATAAAGACTATCTGGAACGATGATATCACGAATTAAATCCGATTTGACAGAACTTAATTTTTCAAGCAATTCAACATCACTTGCTAATGTGGCGATTGCAACCCATTCATCAACCATATTTGCGATCCTGGAAACTGCTCGCACAAAATTGCCTTCAAAGAGACCATACTCACTGCAAATAGAACCCACATTCTCGCCTTGTAGCCACTTCCAGATCGGTTCAATCCATGTTGTTGTGAGTCGCCAGTAATTTTCTGGACTATGTGCCTTGTGGGTTTCCTCGGTCTTAAACATATCATCTACAATAGCGCTAATTCTACATAGCGCCATGTAAACAGTTTTTGGAACTTGAAGATCATCTAAATCAGGTGTATTTTCAGTCTCTTTTTCCTCCATCAAACAAGCCAACCCACAAAGAAGTTCTTTTCCAGTCAAATCCTTGTGAAATCCTCTCATAAAGAATTCAGCACACAAGAGCGAGTGACCCTCATTAAATTCAGTAGCTAGAATCCCCCTTTCTGTTAGAGAATTGTCCTCATTTAGAAATCCAACATCTTTGAGAATTTCCAGCCAAGTTTGGACATTTCCAGTATTATTGGACATCTGCTGAATATTATTTTCTAATGACTGAATTTCATTTTGTAGACTGGTTTTCTTTTTCAGCTGTTCCTCGGCAACTTTCCAGTTTGGCCCATTATGCTCATCGATCCAATAGTCCAGCCTTCTTTGCGCATCACGTCGCTTGGCATTTGAAGTGACACGAACCAGGTTTTCTAGTTCAAACTTTTCCTTGATTTCTTTTTCAGCACTATCTGAAAGGGGAATTTCAGCAAGCTGTCGTTGAAGTCCAGCCAGTTCTCTTTTCCATGCACTGAGAACCATATCATTCTGACGTTTCCAATATGATTTATCCTGAATTTCCAGCCACTTGGTTTGCTGGATTTGTAGAGTTTTCAAGAGAAAGTCATAGTGAAAATCCATGCGACTGCGAATTTCAGGTCGGCCACCTTTGAGGATGAGACGCATTTCTGAGGTTGTCACTGGATCGCGATCAGGCAAATAGATGACTTGACCCATCGTATCTTTTCCTCGTCTTCCAGCTCTTCCTGCCATTTGAATATATTCATCCGTTCTCAAAAGTCGCATTCCATCCGTTGCATCATCATACTTTGAAAGACCTGTGAAAATCACTGTTTTCGTTGGCATATTAATTCCTACCGCAAATGTTTCTGTGCAATATAGAAGTTTAATAAATCCCTTAGTAAATAGAATCTCAATAGCTTCCTTGAGAACTGGAAGAACACCACTATGGTGAAAGGCCACGCCCTTTTTAATAAGACGTTTTAGACTATGATATTGCTGTAGAGTTTCCAAAGAATTCTTGTGATGTCTGAGATGAAAGTCAAAGATTTTTTCGGCAGTCACCGAATCACTGGAATCTAGCAAATCAGGTTCTGTATGGCTTGCATATTGTTCACAACCTTTACGGCTCAGAACAAATACAAGTGCGGGCAGTAGTGTTTGTTCATCTAGCATTTCAATACAACGATTCAGTTGATGATGAAACGATTCAACACGCACTTTCCCAGAAATTGGCCCTTCTACACCCCCCCGTCGCGCATTAGCGACCTTTTTCTGATAGGCTTCGTGTTCTTTTTCAAGAGTTTGTTTACCACGAACCCAATCCGCATACACGCCATCATGAAATATTTCCTTAGAATCCATAATTGTATATAAGTTCTTTCCACGAAGCACAGAGTGTGTTAGAGGAACGACGCGATGTTGTGTTTGAATGAGATGACAGGGCACTTGTTTGAGTTCTCCAATCCACTCTGCAAATAGTTCAGGACGATCTAGCGTAGCGGAAAGCATAATCAGTTGGACATCAGGAGGAAGTAGGATCATAGTTTCTTCCCAGACTTTGCCACGATCACGATCATTAATATAATGACATTCATCAAATACAACTGCGCCAAGATCTTGTAGACTTAAAGAAGCAGTTAGACCTACATTTTCAGTTCGTGTACCTCTTTTGTAAAGAAGATTCCTAAGAATTTCAGTTGTCATGACAATAATTTTCGCATCTGGGCAAAATTTGATATCACCTGTCATAATACCTACCATTCCAGGTTCGGGCCACATACCTTTCAAGTCATGGAATTTTTGATTACTAAGTGACTTGATAGGCGTAGTGTAAAATACTCGTTTTCCTTGTTTGAGACTATGTGCAATTTGATACTCTCCAACAAGTGTTTTTCCAGAACCAGTTTTTGCACATACAAGAACATTATGTCCTTGATCAATTGCAGAAATGGCGTGTTCTTGGAAAATATCCAGTTTGTAGGGGTATTGTGTTGCATATTCAGCAACCTTGTGCTCAGGCTCCTTGGATAGGTCGCAAATCTTTAGCATTTTGTAGTGTAGTTTACAATGGATTGCCAAAATCAGTCAATTTTTCTATGTATCGGTTCTTAACAATATGGCCTAAACATAATACCAGAATTTATCACATATGTCTTATGTTTATCTTTTACAACAAACAAATGGAAATAAAACCTATGTAGGTTTTTCTAAGGATGTTGATCGACGACTTTTACAGCATAATGGTGTTTTATCAGGAGGGGCAAGAGCAACAAAAGGAAAGCAGTGGAATCGTGTATGTTATATTTCTGGTTTTCCTGATGATCGCTCAGCTTTACAGTTTGAGTGGGCATGGAAATTTTACAGCCGAAAACAGAGTGGTTCCTCATTTCAGAAAAGAATCAAAGCACTTCTGATGTTATTTGGTTCTGAACAAATCACATCAAATGCAAAAAATTATCAAACCTATGTAAAAAATCTAGAGGTTATATGGGAATTAGAAAAAGATATAACGGACATCTTATAATAAATTCAAGTGTGTTCCAATTAGGTAACGAATATTTTCGTAACCCATGCTTTGTGCTTTTTCCGCAGCAACTCTAGCTCTTGTGCTTGTATTACAATAAAATAGTATTTTACTTTTTTTATCGGGTATCCTTTCTTCCAGATCATCGTCAATATCATCTATGGGAATATGAATTGCTAAAGGATAATGGCCACCATCCCATTCCATTTTGGAACGAACATCAACGACTGCATCAAATTTTCCTTGATTCAAAAGAGCTTTTGCTTCATCGGGATATATCGCAAGTGGAGATGACATATTATAATATAAAAATCCAATGAGGATTCCTAATATAATAAGTAATATAACCGACAATATTCCGCTACGTTTCATAATTAATGTATTCTCTATAGTATATTTATTTTTTATTTCTACAAAAATGTGATAGAGTAGAATGTCTTTGGGACCTAATCCTGATTTAGATTATACTAAAAAATATAGAATATTGTCCTCAAGATTTGTATTTGCTGATTATACACAGCGTCGTGAGATTATAGAAGAGGGGAGACTAATTGGGTTGAATATTTCGCCACCCGATAATCAAGCATCCTTTGTTACTCTTATTAATGAAGGAAAAGTAAATACAACTCCAGAAGAGCAGGAGCGTTATTTAGAACAAGTTCGTATTACCGCCCCACCCCCACCTATTAATTTATCTGCGATTCCAGGAAATAGACAAATTATTGTAAGTTTTGAGCAAAAATCTAATGGTGGTTCACCTATTCTAAATTATGAATATAGTCTTGGTGGACCATTTAGGGTGCTAAATCCTCCAGATTCTAAAAGTCCTATAATACTGCTAAATATTCCAAACGGGGCAACATATACAATTCGTCTGAAAGCGGTGAATGCTGTTGGAGTTAGTGTCGCATCAGAGTCTGTGACTGTTACTTTAGATCCTGGTGCTCCTGAACCACCAACAAATTTAGTAGCAATTTCTGAAAATACACAAACAACAATATCTTTTTTACCAGGTGAAATGGGAGGTAGTCCTATAACAAACTACTGGTATAATTTGAATTTTGGATCTTTTATTGCCTTAAGTCCTGCAGATTCTACAAGCCCTATTACAATAACAGGTTTGACAAATGGTGTAATGTATGTGATTCGTTTAAAAGCTGAAAATGCTCTTGGATTAAGCACAGATGAATCTTCACCAGTTACAGTAATACCATCAACAATACCAAATCCTCCCACAGGTTTAAGTGGAACTTCTGGAAATGAACAAGTCACTATATCTTTTAGTCAAGATTCAACCGGTGGTAGTGCGATTACAAGATACTGGTATAACTTAAATGGTGGCACATTTACTGCGTTGCCTTCTGGGGCTACCGCATCACCCCTTATAATTCCTGATCTAATAAATGGAGTTGCGTATACAATTCGTCTGAAAGCCGAAAATATAAACGGCTTGAGTTCTGAATCTTCGTCAATCAGTGTAACCCCCTTACCTGATATACCTGAAGGTGATATATTTACAACATTTTCTGGAAATGTTGGTGTTACATTTACTAATGATAAACCGTCCAGTTATACCTCGGGTGGTAGTTATTTATTTAATGGAACAAGTCATTATTTGTATTTAAATGGCAATACTAGTTGGGCATTTGGAACTGCAGATTTTACTATTGAATGGGTTTATAGAAATACAAGTAGTAAAACTGCCCCACGCATTTTTTCAATTGGGGCTTGGCCAAATGCTCAGATTGCTTGTAGTATTGAATTTGGAACATTATGGTTCTGGGTATTAGGAATTGGATATCAGTTCGGTATAGATCTTCCTTTAAATACATGGATACATATTGCTATCGTGCGTATAAAGGGTATTGTTACAGTTTATAAAGATGGAATAAAGATAGGTGATAGTATAAGTATTACTGGAAATTTATTGAATAATACAACCCGTATGTATATTGCTGTTGAAAATAATGGTGCTATGAATACAACAAATACATTCTTTGGAGGAAATATTACAAATTTTAGAATTATAAAAGGACTTGGTATATATACTGGAAATTTTTCAGCTCCCAATTCTTACCTTAGTTTAACTTCATCTGTAAATCCATACGGTGGTTCAAATACAAGCGCAATACCTACTGGATTTACGAAACTTTTAATTTTGCCTTCTCCAATAGGAAATATCTATACATCACCAACAGTTTTTGCAAACGGAACAATTGAAAATTTTAGCCCATTTGCATCTGGTAAGAGCTACAGATTTTTATACGGACAGACGCGTTTATCCATTGAAATAGCAGATAGTTGGACATTTGGAAACGATGACTTTACAATTGAATGGTTTGTGTATATAGAACAAGTTGGTGTGACACCGAGACAATTTTCCTATCCAGATTATAGTCTAGGTATTTCTGCTAGCCGTCCTGGATTGCAATATGGAAAAGTGTATGTTATATTTAAAGGGTCAGATGCTTTTGATCTTGGCTCACTCTCAGAACTAAACACATGGATACACTGGGCTGTAGTTCGTAGTCAAGGATACATAAAACTTTATAGAAATGGAAGTTTAGTTTATAACATAGCAAATAATGGGAATATGACCGCAGTAGCTCAATTAGATTGGGGGTGGAATACTCCTTATAATGAACCAGCAGAAAGCTTACATGGATTTATGACGAATATGCGTGTTGTAAAAGGTCTCGCAGTTTACACAGGTAATTTTACTAGACCAACATCTTCTTTGACACTTACAGCACCCGCAAATCCCTACGGCGGGTCAAATACACAAGCCATCCCCGCAGGATATACAAAACTTCTCCTTGTTCCAACATAATAAAAAAATTTCAATTAATAAAATTTTAAATTAAATTTTATTAATTAATAATACATATTAGAAATGTCATTAAATCGTAAGCAACAAGTTGACTATACTCTGAAGTATCAGATACGTTCTGGTCGTGTAACCTTTGCAGATTTTGTTCAAAGGAGACAGTTAATTTCAGAAGGCAGACTTCTAGGTTTAAATTTATATCCGCCCGACCACGATCAATCTATAATTCCAATTATTCGTGAAGGTGAAACAAACACTACACCTGAGGAGTTAGAAAGATATTTATCGGAAGTGATTGTCACAAATAAAAATACAATTTCAACACCTGGTCCACCAACTATTACTAGCACAACTGGTGCAAATACAAGTATTATAGTAAATTTTACATCACCTAGTTTTACTGGCGGATTGCAAATTATAGATTATGAATATGCTTATTCTTTGGATAATGGTTTATCATGGTCTTCATGGATATCTGGTGCTACAACTACTTCTCCAATAATAGTAACTGGATTAATAAATCAAACAGCGTATGTAATAAAAATAAGAGCCATGAATGATCTAGGTGCAGGTATTGAATCGATCCCATCATCCTTAACAACACCAGATGCTACTATTCAAACCTTTACTGCTGTAGGTTCTTCATCCTGGACCGCACCTACAGATATTTATTATGTTGAGTATTTAGTTGTTGGTGGCGGCGGCGGGGGTGGAAATGGATATGATAGTGGTGGAGGAGGGGGAGGAGGGGGAGGTATGGTCATAACAGGAACATTATCTATTTTACCAAATACATCATATAATATAATAGTAGGTGATGGTGGAAATGGGGGAGCAAATGAAAGAACAAATAGAGACGGTCAAAGTGGTATTTCGTCTGTTTTTGATACAATAATTGCTTTGGGTGGTGGTTTTGGAAAAGGAAGTAGAACACAAACGGGGGGGTCTGGTTTAAGAGGAACAGGGGCCATTAATCCAAATACTGCCTCAGTAGGTGGTAATGGAGGTGGCAGTGTTGGAACAGCAGTAGGCGGGTGTGGTGGCGGTGGTGGGGGCGCAGGAGGAGATGGAACAAGTGGATCAGGATCTGCTAATAATCCTATTTCAGGAGGTTCAGGTGACAATGGTATTACTTCAGATATTTCTGGTCTTTCTCAAATTTATGGTAGAGGTGGGAATGGAGCTAAAGGAAATACAAATGTGGTAGGAAGTAATGGAACATTAAATACTGGTAATGGCGGTAGTGCTGGTTCAAGTGGATCTAATTCATCAAATGGCGGTGGTAAAGGCGGTTCAGGAATAGTTATCCTGAAATACTAAAAAACACATCCGATTATACTGTGTCTTAAAATAAATATTTCCTAATGAGTAATCAGTCGTCTTATCCGTTGGAGATCTGGAATCTTTTTGAACTTCATCTAAACTTTCTAAAAACTGATATATAATCTATATTTCAGTTTTTAAATTTTTGATTAATTTTAGTGAATTTTACTCAAAACCAACCAAAATACAAAAATCGCAAGACAAATTGTATAATAGTATGAGTAAAATGCTTAGTTCGAGAAAGCAAGGCCGCCCATACCGCTCATGATACGGAGCACGTTGTAGTTGGTGGCATACACGCGCACAGTGGAGGAGGTGGTGGCGCCCACGGCGTTGTTGGACACGGTCAGCAACAGGGTGGTGTTATCAATACGGGACAAGTTGCAGGTGCCAGAGGGCTGGTGTTGCTCGGGTTGTAGGGCGAAGGAATACACGTTGATACCCACGGCAGGGATGTTGGTGTGGTGTTGGTAAGGTTGCACCCAGTTGAAGTAGTTGCCGTCACGCACAGAGAATCTGTCGTGGC